CCGGTTAAATTTTTTTTACGTGTCTTTTTCTTGCGTTTTCCACCACCACCTTGTTCTTCATTATTATCGGAGGTCGGCGACGATCTTTTCTTATTATTCATATTAATTATATATATATATATTCTAAATATAATTAATTAATCTTTATTTTTTTACGTCTGGGTTGTTTGTGTGTTCGTGTATATTCACTAACTTTTCCAAACTTGTTAATTTTTCTTTTAATTTTTTAATTTCTAAATTTTCTTCTTTTTCCAATTCTTCCTTTTTCTTATTCTTGTACTCTGTATCGTCTAGGAGGTTTCCATCATACAAAGTTTTTAAAGCAGTCAAACGATCTTTCTCTTTTATAGGTTTTTCTTCTTCCTCCATTTTTTTCTTAGCAGCTTCAGAATATGATGCTTTAATATCTGTATCTAAATTGGCTTTATAAACTTTCATTATATTATTTGTATTTTCAATAACACATTTATTATCTAATACCTTTTGATGAATTTCTATTTTTTTTAACTCTAACTTTTTTCGTGCACCATCCATTGCAAGTTCCCCACTTTTTCTATATTGCAATAATTCTTCTTCTTCATTTCTTTGACTTTCCCGTACACGTTCCAACTCCTTCACCAATGGCTTTAGTTGCTCAATTAGTGTCTTTATTATCGTTTCATATACTTCCAACTTCTCTTTTATAGTACCTGTTTGGATCAAAAGTTTTTTCCGCTCAGCATTAAGTTTTTCTTCATATTCTATAGCTTCAGTACGAAAAGGCTCTAGAACCAGCGATGATCGTGCCCCATAACCATCATCATCATCATCATCATCATCATCGAAGATAGTATCAATGGATGACGTCATGTCTTCTATACCGCTAATCATTGACACAGTATATTTAAGCTGATTTTTTGGCAAATCAATCATTGTCAAAAATTCTTCTAAATTTTCTAAAGCTGTTTCATTTACTTCTAAATTAATTTGTGCAGATGCAATTTTCTTATTTGCTGCTTTTATTGCATCCATGTAATTCTCTGTATTTTTGCCTAAATTAGTTATTACTGATGTAGCATCGGTCAGTACAATATTTCTATGTTTTTCCATTATAAATTAATAAAATATTTTATTATATACCAATAAAATAAATATTAATTAATTTTTATTTTCTTACACTTTTTATCCATTTGAAACGTTGGTGTCTTCGAATCTTTTGGAACGATTTTAATAATACATTTTGATTTTTTTCCGTGGAATGGTTCTGTACAACCGCGTTCTCGTTTAATCTTATGTGTTTTTCTACCCCTACCCAAATTTATTTTTACAATTTTTTTCTTTTCTTCTTCTTGTGTACATCTAGATCGAAAATTTTCATATCTATCGCGCACATCGCAATAAGACAATCCTGATTTTTTTCCCAACATTTTATTTACGTGTTCGTGTAAACCATATACCCATTTGGAAAATTTATATCTATTTTTAAGATCACATTGTTTTAAAGGATATACTTTTAAATTTTTTGTTAAATTTATTCGACACCATTTACAAGGCAAAGTATATCTCAGATTATATATGAATTGTTTGTAATATTTTTTGTTTTCTCGCGTAGGTTTTACAGGATAATTAAAGCTAATGGTATGCATATAATGCCACATACTAGGTCCCCATACACTAGTAAGCATACCTTCACCACTATTATAATCTTTTCTTGTAAAATGTCTTTTTTTACGCATTTTTCGTTTTGATTTAGTAATTTTATCGAATCTTTTTTTACGTTTTCTCGTCTTAGCCATAACTATACTAAGATGAGAAAATAATTATATAAAATCTTTTTCACCATTGATATATGATATGATATTTTCTTTTAAATTTATCTTTGTTTTCATTTTAACGTTGTATTTTATTTTCCATAATTTAGTATAAAATTCATATTCGTTGTTATAAATATTTTCATTAATTTCCACCATTTTACCTCTCCAATTTCTAATATACATTATATTAACTTATCGTTATTCGTTTAAATCGATTTTAGAGATTGTATATATATACTATACAATGAATTTATCAGATATATTTGGTTTTTTATATAGCAGAAAGTTTTTAATTATTTTAGCAACTGTTTCATTATTTTTGGGATTAGCATTTTATGTTTATTCAATATATATTGCACCTAAATTAAATCCCGATTTTGTTCCAAATAAAGAATTTATAGAACAGGGATCAGGAAAAGACAATGGTGGTTTAGGTAAAAACGCGGATGTGTATTATATACATGCTAACTGGTGTCCTTTTTGTAAAAAGGTTAATCCTGTTTGGCAAAAAATAAAAGGAGAACTTGATGGTTCGGTAATCAATAATTATTCATTAAAATTTATTGATATTGAAGGTGAAAAAGAAGAAAAGAAAATGAAAGAATTTGAAGATACATATTTAAATGGAAAACAAGTGGAGGGTTATCCTACAATATGTATAGTAAAGGACAATCAAGTTATAGAATTTGAAGCAAAACCAAATGAAGAAACATTAAAAGAATTTATCAATACTGTTTTGTAATTTTATAAGACAAAAATAATTTAGCAAAATTTTCTCCATCTTTAATAATTTCTGTTCTAATATTTTTATTTTTAATAATATTAGAAGCATCATTTATATCTAAATTTTTTACTGGTATTATTAATTCATTTTCAATCCTTCCATTGTGATAATAATTTTCTTGACTATTGGATATTATATTATTTAATATACACCAACTAAATGAAAATAAATTAATTTCATTTTTATTTCTAATTATTTCGCTTGCTGATTCATTCTTTGCAACAATACTTAAAATTTCCATTGGATTATAACTACAATCCAAACATTCATTTAATGGGTAGCTGTTAATTAAACCACCGTCTAAATAATATGACTCGTTAAAAAAAATCGGTTTAAATAATCCTGGCAATGTTGATGACATATATGTTGCCTCGATAACTTTTAAATCCGGATGTGTTTTATGTGAAAAAACATCTTTTTCCCAAGTTGATAGCTTTGTTGTGTATATGAATATTTCGATATTTGAATATTCGTATAATTCCTTTAATGTTATATCTTTAGAAAGTCCTTTAGATTTGAGTAGTGTTGTAAAAATATCTACAAAAATGTCAATGTCATATATTCCCAGTTCGCTGGTTAATTTTAATATAAATTCTGGACTGAAATTAAATAATTTATCCCAAGGTTTATTTATAATATATTCTTCTAATTCATTTAAATCTAAATTTAAACAAATAAGAGCTGCAAAAATGCTGCCTACAGATACGCAATGAATTGATTGTAATATATTGTGTTTTATATATGATTGTTCTATTAAATGTTTATAAGCACCAAACATATAAAATCCTCTATAAGCACCACCAGAAAATACCAAATGTTTTATATCCATATTGATAAATTAATACATTTATTTATTAAGTTTTTTTTTATCCAAATAAATATAATGGACAAATTGCTTCCTAGTGAAAAAATGAATTTAGATGAATTATTCAAACAAAAAAAAATTACCGAAGAACATAAAATAAAAATGTATCAAAAAATATTAAATCGTGTGCATAAAAAAATAAAACATGCATCAAAACAACGTGGTAATGAACAATTTTGTTGTTATGTATTACCTGAATTTATTTTAGGTATACCTCGATATGATATTACAGTATGTAATGCATATGTTATGCAAAAATTACAAGAGAATGGTTTTCATGTAAAATATACTCATCCAAATCTTTTGTTTATTTCGTGGAAACATTTTATACCCGATTATGAAAGACGTGCTTATAAAAAAATGACTGGTGTCGCGATTGATGGGTTTGGTAATGAAGTAAAACGAAAAGATGGAAAAAAAAGCAGTGAACCAAAAACGACAAATGAATTAATGTTTAATCAAAAACGAATAGAAGGTCCGGTTGATTTAGCGTCTGTTAAAAAAAAAGAAGAAGAAAAAAAATTCAAACAAATAAACAGTTATAAGCCAAGTGGATTTATATATAATCAAAAATTAGTCCGTAAAATTGAAGATAAAGTAAATGTCTAATCATATATGGTAATAAAATTATATATGATTTTTATAAAACGATTGTTTATTTGATATAAAAAAAGGCACTGAAAAAACGGAACTAAATCGAGCGGTTTTTGAGATAGAAAGAATTCTATATATACAAAATGGACATTTATAAATGTCCAAAATCCAATTTCTGAAATACTTTTGAGAAAAAAAACGCTCGATTTAGTTCCTTTTTTTAGGTTTTACCTAGATGTTGGTAATATTTAGAAATTTATATGTAAAAAAATTTACCTACATCTTTTTTTTTCTGAGAATTTTCAAAACGGGAAAAATCGACGAATTCTCTTAAAAAAATAAAAAAAAAAGAATTTAGGGGTTTTTTTGTTATCATATATATATATGGAAATGATAACGAAAAAACCCAAAAAAACCCCAAAAATATATACTTGTCATATTTGCGACTTCTTATCGTCTAATAAAAAAGATTTTAAAAAACACATTTTGACACGTAAACATACAAATAACGTAAAAAACCCCAAAAATGATAACAAAAAAACCCCTTTTGTTGAATATCAGTGTATTTATTGTTGTAAAAAATACAAACATCGCAGCGGATTATCACGCCATCAAAAGATTTGTAATATCGATACGATAAATTCTGTTGATTCATTACCATTTTATGGTAATTTCAATGATAACACAAAAAAACCCCAAAATGAAATGTCCGATGCCAAAGATTTAAAAATCAAAGAATTAGAACTTGAATTGTTAAAAAAAGATCGAGAACTGTTGAGAGATAAATTAAAAAATAAAGATGAAATTATTGATATTTTAAAGACAAAAGGCAATGGAAACACAAATAATTTTAATAATTGTAATAATAAGATTACGTTAAATGTATATTTGAATGAACATTGTAAAAATGCTATGAACCTAACGGATTTTGTAAATCAAATACAAATAAGTCTAGAAGATTTAGAATATTCAAAACAAAATGGGTTTGCTAAGGGAATTACAAATATATTATCTAAACAATTAAAGGATTTAAATCCCACAGAACGCCCTATACACTGTAGTGATGTTAAACGATTACAATTCTATGTGAAAGATGAGGGAAAATGGGAACGAGAAGGCGCAAATGAAAAAATCGACAAAACAATTCAAAATGTTCAACGTAGACAATTAAAAAAATTACAAGATTGGGAGGATGTCCATCCGGGTTGGAAAAATAGTGAAATATTATTAAAAGAATGGCAATATATGTGCATGGGTATAACAAATGAAATTAAAGGAACCGATAAAAAATCGATAAAGAAAAATTTAAGTGGTAAATTGAATTTAAAGAATGAAATTAAAAATTTAAATTAATATTTTAATTATAATATTAATTTAATAATTTAGTATATATTTAACGTCTACGTTTGGTTCTTCTACGTCTACGCGATTTACCTCTACGCGATTTACCTCTACGTGATTTACCTCTACGTCTACGCGATTTACGTCTACGTCTGCTACCACCACGACTTCTACGTCTGCGACTGCGACGACGACGAGATTTACGTCCTCTTGAACGTGATCTACTTCTTGATCTACTTCTTCTTCTACTACGACTTCTTCTTCTAGCCATTATAAATAATGGAGAGAAAAAAACTTTATACAACATTTTTTGTTAATTTCATTAAATGTTCATCTTTTCTTTTCCGTGTTTCGAAAATTTTTTGTTTTGCAATAGCTTCGAATAATCCTAAACCTTTTTTAAAATTTTTTTCACAAGAAATATATAATTCGACGATGATATTTCTGGATTTTACAATAAGTTTGTCTAAATTACTCATATTTAATTCGGGATTTATTGTCAAAATTTTTTTATCGTTTTTTTCATCTACCCAATAAACAAATATTTCTCCTAAAATATCTTTTAATTTTTTCTCATAAGATTTTGCATTACGCATCATTTCGGATAAATGTGCGGCATATGTTTTAAAAATATCATTTTGTGATGGACCGTGTTGTTGTTTCCAAATTTTATTATACGTTTTTTCGTTTTGCGTTAATGTGTTAAATCTATTTGAATCGACTTTGGCACACAATTTTTGATTTTGGAAATCTTTTAATGGTATATTTGAAAACGTTTGAATACCTTCGGGGACTACATCGTTTCCAGTAAATACTTTATAAAATGTGTGGACATCTTGTAGGTATATTTTTTTTGTTTCGGGCAACATTCCTTTATATTTCCCTGTTGTAAAATCATAATCATCCCAATACAGTTTTTCTAATTCGGGAATACCTGTTTCCTGGTTTAATGTTGTATTGAATTGATTTTCTTTTACTTGTTTTTTTAATGTATCTAGTATTTCTTCGTCTTGTTTAGGCAAAATTGTATTTTTTTTCAATGTTTCTAAATTACCAATATTATCTGAAATGCTTGGTGGTATGATTTGTGATTGTTCTTTGCCGCCTTTTTGATTTATTGAACAACTTTTATTTTGGACAACGATGCCATTTTCGCTGTTTTGCTTTACCATTAAAGCCTTTATTCTTTTAGAACATAGATTTGATTCTTTAAAGGAAAAAGTAGCACCTGTTTTTATTTTATCTTTATATTTTAGTTCTACTGTTTTTTTCATACCCAATTCGTCTATATAGGTATATAATGGATTAATTGTTTTTGTAATGGCTGCGAATAAATGTCCAACTTTAACATAAAATTTGGCGATTCCGATACACATCCGTTGCTTTCGAAGTGGTGTTATTTCTTGCATTTTTTGTAAATTTTCTTGTGTTAAATAAGTTATTTCTTGATTGTCTGTCATCTTATCTATGATTTTACCTTGTGATGTTCGTTGGTCTAACCAATTTAATTCTATATTGTTAAAATAATTTTTTATAATTTTACTGGTTAATACTACTAATTTATTGCAATAATTTTTATCGTGTAAATTTTCCAGATCTTTAAAATTTTGTTCTAAAATATATTTAGTAGCAATATGGTCTAAAACATTAGGGAATTTACTTGATTGGAAAGATTCTTTTACTGAAATATATTTGCCTCCACGCTGTGAAGAAAATCCGATACCCATATGTAAAATATATATATAATAAAATTGAATTAAAAACTATAAAATATAATAATGATAAATTAAAATGCAAAATATTAAAAAAGTACAACATACCAAAAAAAAGAAAAGAAATATAAATAAATCCAAATTGTGGGATACTTTTGATAAAGAATTTGGTAAATCAAATAATTTAGAATGTGTATATTCTAAATGTGAAAATACGAGACGTGATAGTTGTGATATATGTAATAGTCCCGTATGTTATACTGTAGAAAAATTTCTAGTTTGTTCGAATGAAAAATGTGGTATAATTTATAATGATATTTTGGATGAAAGTGCGGAATGGAGATATTATGGTGCTGATGACAATCAAATGAAAGACCCAACAAGGTGTGGAATGCCTATTAATCCTTTATTGAAAGAGTCATCTTATGGTTGTAAAGTAATATGTAAAAACAATTCATCTTGGGAAATGAGAAAAATACGACGTTATACGGAGTGGCAATCCATGCCATATAAAGAAAAATCTCAGTATGATGAATTTGAAAGAATTAAAACGATGTCTCATTCTGCTGGTATACCAAAAATCATAATAGATGAAGCGTTAAGACAACATAAAAAAATATCAGAAATGAAAACCTTTAGGGGGTGTAATAGGGATGGTATAATAGCGGCATCTGTTTATATATCAGGTAGAATACACAATAATCCACGAACTCCGAAAGAGATAGCAACTATTTTCAAATTGGATAATACTAGTTCAACAAAGGGTTGTAAAAATGCGGTTCATTTGTTGAACAAAATGGAAAGCGACAAGACAAATAACGATAAAACACATTTCTTTCAAACGAAACCCATAGCTTTTATAGAACGATATTGTAGTAGATTGAATATTAATAAAGAATTAACCGTGTTGTGTAAATTTATAGCGAAAAAAATAGAGGCAAATAATGAAATACCAGAAAATACTCCACATTCTGTTGCTGCTGGCATTGTATATTTCGTGTCTCAAATGTGTAATTTAAATATAACTAAAAAACAAATAAAGATGTGTAGTGAAATAAGCGAAGTAACTATAAATAAGTGTTATAAAAAATTGGAAAAAATAAATGATAATAATGGATCGCAATTATTGCCGAATGTAATTTTAACAAAATATGCAATATAAATTTATAATTAAACTATATAAATATTATATTATATTATATTTGTAAAATATAATGATTCCAATAAATTTTATTTATAGTATAGGCTTTCGTTGTTATTCTCCTGATTTTCTAAAAAATCATAATATTAGAAATATGTCGGGACCATTTGATTGGGGGATTTTTGATATAGAAACTGCATTTGCTAATATTAATAATAATTTTGATATATTTTTAAAAGATATAGTAGTAGTAAATAAATATAAAAAAATTAATAAAATATTTTATTCCGATAAGAAAATTAATAAAAAGATTATAGATTTTATTAAAAAGAACGAATATATTTGTTATATGGCGCATAATTATATTAATAACACTATTGTTATTAATCAAAATTTTATTAATGAAACTCCTTCTAATTTATACCATTGGGATAGAATTTGTATGTTTCGTCATACTGATATAACTGAAAAATCAAAATATGATACAGTATGTAAAAGAATCGATATATTTAAAAATATTTATAAAAACAGGACAAAAAATATGTGTCTTTTTTATGTTACTAGGATACTTGAAACAGAAAATATTGAACAATATCAAAAAAATATTTATGATATGAAAAAAAAGTACAATATAAATTGTTATATTATAATCATAATATGTTCGGATAGATTAGATGATTATTATATTTTTGAAAATGATATTTTGTTTATCATAAAAAAGGTTGATGATTATAGTTATCAAATTAGAGATTTTAATGGCGGCAACTCAGGTGTAGATGGTAGGGGAAAGAATGACGTATCGAATGGTATTAAGGAATATAATATTATAAAAAAAATATTTTGTTTAGATTTAATGACATATGAACAAATTATTTCGAAATATGCAATATAAATTTATTTAAAAGAATATTTTTTTTGATTTTTAACATATTCTTTTAATTTTAAATAATCTTGTTCGATAAGTCGATTACAAGCTTTAAATGTTGGGTCATCGGGATTGAAAATCTCTCCAATAACTTTATATCGTGGAGTTCCTCCTATATTTATGATATAATTGTCCGTTTGATAAAAATATTTCGGGTAATAAACTTTTGTAATCCAATCATCACAAAACCAATTTTTTATTTCCGGTGGAAAATAATATCCGAAAATATCCATATGTTTTCTTGAAACAAACGATTGTGTTTGTATAAATCTACTACCTCCAGGTTGTGATTGTATATTTCCCCCCTTTATTCTACCCAAATCGAGGGGTCCGGTAAGTCCAATGTCATTATTTTCTTGTAATAATTTTATAGAGTTAGAAACCCAATCATTATTGAGAAATTGTATGTCATCACCCGATTGAAAAAAATAGTCGCAATTATCATCATATGCTTCTTTAAATGCCCTGTTCCACATATGAGTTACCCATCCTTTAGGGATATTTTTTGTAGATATAAATTTCAGTTCAACATTTTTCATTATTTTAATGAACCGTATTAGTTTTATTTTTTCATTCGGATTGGAAAAAATACGGTCATCATCGTCTATAGTTAAATACAGTGTATAAAAATATTTTTTGCAATAGGTCGTTAAAAAAGTTTTGAGAAATATATTATACAATGATGTTTCTTCCATTTGTTTCCATTCTCTCATATGAGATGTGCTGGGAATTAATACACCAATTTTGAAAGTCATATAATTGTATAAAAGGAATAATATTTAAATACTTTATGTCATTTTAAACTATATGAAACCGAGTTCTTTTAGCACAATATGCACTAAAAAATATAAAGAATATTTGGTTAGTTTTTTGCTTACATTATCTATACATCATGAGAATGCAATAATTTATATTTTATGTGATAAGGAAACAAAAATATTTTTGAATGAAATAACGCCTAAGCCTCGATTAAAAATTAAGATATATCCTACTTTGAATAGGTATAGTTTAATGACAAAAAAAGATATGAGGAAAATGGGTATATGGTGTGATTTTCAATTAACTAAAATGGATATAATGAAACACGCTATAGAAAGAAGTGGAGATACTTTGTATTTAGATTGTGATAATATAATAATTTCGAGTTTTAAAAATATAATTGGAGAGAAAAAGCTTGGTGTTTCTCAAAATTATGTGAATGAGGACAAAATACTAGAAATAGGAAAATACAGTAGTGGTATGGTTTGGTGTAGTGATATAAAAATAATAGATGATTGGATCGGATTAATACCTTTATCAAGATATTATGAGCAAGCTGTTATAGAAGATTTGGTTGAAAAATATTCCAAAGATGTTTTTGAGTTTGGAGAGAATTGTAATATAAGAGAATTGAGATTCAATGCTAATAAGTTAGATGAAAATAAATTTGCTGCAAATTTTGTTATAATTGATAATAATATTTATTACAAGGGTGGGATAATAACGAATTTACACGTGGTATTTAAAAAGAAAATGAATAGTATTCAAAGTTATTTAATGATAAAATTAAGACAATCTAAGAAATACAAGGAGATCATATCTATTTTTAGAGGTATAAACAAAAAATGGTTAATACATATACCCAAACAACCTACGAGTGATAAATTATTTTTACATAAAAACGATAGATTTAGGCAGTTAGCTTTTATGATGTCAATGAATAATAAAGATGTGGAGATATCAACAAATAGTGAGACTTTTCATTGTTGGTTGCATCCAGATGTATTGTTTTATGATAGACCCAGTTTGGATTGGTGTAATAGCGAAGTAGCTGGGTCTAGTTTGGTGTTATTGGGAAATTGTTGCGATGAAATAGAGGGAAAACAGTTGCGAAATATAGGCTTACAAACAAGAAATTGGATATTTTGGCCACAGAATCCTTTGGTTGTGGAAAAAATGCTTGAGACGTATCAAGAAAAGGAAAGGGATATAGATGTTTTGTTTATAGGCAATGAAGAATTATTGCCGAAACATCGTGATAAAAGGTGGTCAAAAATAATAACGAAACATATAAAAAGTATAAATTTTAAAGGTGGTGTGGAATATATAAAGCGAAGTAAATTTGGTGTTTGTGTGAAGCCTTTTAGGGGAAAATCGAATATGATGATGGAATTGATGGCATTTGGTGTTGTGCCGATAATAACTTCGAATGTATTGGTGAATACATTTGAAGGAATGGAAGAAAATGTTCATTATGTGAGGGTTGCTTTACCGAAGCAATTGGAGAGAAAATTATCAAATATATCAGATGAAAAATGTAAAGAGATGTCAAAAGCTTGTAAGGCGTGGTATATGGAGAATGTGCATAGTGAAAAAAGTTGGTTAAAAACGATAAATACTATATTGTATAATTAAAATTTGTCGTGTTGTATTCCTCCGGATCTTATTCTATTAAATATGATATCTTTAGTTAATTCGTATTTTACATTATGCATATCTAAATTCATTTGACAATATACTTCGGCTTGACGTAAATTCATTATTTTTTTATATGTATCTTCATAATATTTACATATTTTATATATATTTGAATACATTGTCATATAAATCGACATATCTTTTTTATTCCCGAGAGCAAATCTATCATTGATTCCATAAAAACAATGAAATGCTGGTATTATTAATTTATTTGATATATCGTATTTATCTATTACAATTGGTGTTTCGTATTTTACATCGCTTCTTAATCTCATGATTAAATCAAAATTTATATTATAATTATATTCATAATCAAAAATCATTCTAAATGATTTTTCTATTCCATATAATTGTTGTAAATATCCTTGTATTCCCACGGTGCTAACAGTATCTCCTGCTAGTCCTTCTTGACCTTTTTGTCGTCCTCCCCATATTATGTTAACTTCTTTTAATTTAATATCATTATTAATACTGATTACGGGGTTATATTCTTTCATTAATTCGATTTTTGTATAATTAATATCATAAGGTATGTAGAAAAAGAAAACAAGATTGTATTTATCTTTGTTGACATTAATTACATTATTTACTATAGATTCTTTACAATGTTCTAATGACCTTAAAGAACCGCTAACACAAACAGCAACATTTTTCATTATATATTGTAATAATGATATTATTTTATATTAATTTAAATATATAAAATAATAAACATATAAATGAAAAAAATCATCGTTACTACAACGATATATTCTGTATCGAAGGCATTAAAAAAATTTGCTACTTTTAAAGATTGGTATATAATAATTGCTGGAGACAAAAAAACACCGCACGAAGAATATATAGAATTTGAAAAAAAACATGAAAATGTTTTATATATGACTCCCGAATATCAAGAAGAACATTGGAGAGAAATAAGTGATTTAATTGGATGGAATAAAATTGCAAGAAGAAATATTGGTTATTTGGAAGCATTAAAAAGGGGTGGTGAAATAATAGCCAGTGTAGATGATGATAATATACCATTGGATAATTGGGGTAAAGATATAATAATAGGAAAATCGACAGATACTTATTATTATGAAACAAGTGAAATAGCATTTGACCCAATAGGTGTTACTAATTATAACTATTTATGGCATAGGGGATTTCCAATTCAAAATTTACATGAAAGAAATAAAAAATATAAAATTACACGAAAAATGGTTGTTCCAGATATTCAGGCTATGTTTTGGAATGGTGACCCGGATATTGATGCTATGTGTAGATTGGAACACAAACCTATGTGTTTTTTTGACGATAAATATTTTCCTATAGCAACCAATACATTTTCACCATTTAATTCACAAAATACGTTATTTTCTCGCGAAGCTTTAAAAAAATATTTGGTAATGCCGGGAATAGGTAGGATGGATGATATTTGGTCTTCTTATTATTTAGAAGCACAAGGATTTAATGTAGTTTATACAAAAGCTAGTGTTTTTCAAGATCGCAACATTCAAAATTTAACAAAAAATATGAAAGATGAATTTATAGGATATGAAAATACTTTATCTTTATTAAATCATTTTAATTATAAACAGAGAGATGATATGCCTTTTGGTATACCTAAAAATACGTATAGTGCCGATGAATGTTATAAAAAATTTATAACACCAGAATCGATAAAAGTGATGGAGAAATATTTAGATATAACAAAAAATATGTAATTATTTAAATAACTTAAAATATTAATTTTATTATTAATTAAATGAATTTGCAAATTAACACTCTCGATGATTTCAGAAGAATCATAGCACACGAACCACATTATGGTGGTCCAATATTACCGTATAGTCAAGAAGAAGATTTTAAAGAATTAGATGAATTATTTAAAAATAAGAGAGTGGCTATTGTTGGTCCATCGCCAAGTTTAATTGGTAAAAATAAAGGGAAAGAAATAGACTCATATGATATAGTATGTAAAGTAGGATGGATGTATAATGTGGACGATGGTATAAATTATGGAGAAAAATTTGATGTATTATTTAATGGTTGTTTCCCTGATGCTGATCCTTGGGGGCGAAGGGATAAAACAATCAATGAAATTAATATGGATATCAATATTTTTACTGTTAATATTTCTAAGAATAGTCCATTGAATAAATATAAAAGCATAAAAAATATTATATGTCCTATAAAACCCTGTATACCGGGTATAAGAGATGTTCATAATAGGGATATATGGAAACATTATAATTATCTAAAAAAGAACTTACCAAATACAAATTTTTATAATGTAGGTTTATTATCTTGTTTGTTTGATAATACAGCAAAAACAAGAGCAACACTTGGAACTTTTTCTATAAATTATTTGCTACATTCTTCTGCTAAAGAAATAGGTATTTACGGATTTACTTGGTATAATAATGAAAGTTATCATCCTGAATATGGACAGCAACATCTCGGAACACACGGTTATTCTTACGATTTGGAAAAGAATTTATTAGTAGAATTAATAAAAAAATCTAAAAAAAAAATATATTTAAACGAAGAAGTAAAAAATAGTTTATATTTATAAATAATATAAAAGTAGTATTTATAAATATATATATAAATGAATAGTATTTTATTAACAGTTAGGACAAATTCAAGTCGATTACCAGAAAAGTCGTTATTGAATTTAAATAATGATATGACTACTATTGAATTTTTAATAAATAGATTAAAAAAGCAATGCAACTCGTATAATGAAATAATTTTATGCACTACAACAAATGAAGAAGACGATCGACTTATTGAAATTGCAAAAAAATTAAATATAAAAAGTTTTAGAGGAAGCGAACGGGATAAATTACAAAGGTGGTATGGTGCTTGTAAACAATACAATGTGAAAAATATTGTAACTGTGGATGGTGATGATTTATTTGTAGAAACATCTTTAATAGACAAGGCATTTGAAGAATTAAGAGTAAATGATATTGATTTTATAAAAGGAGACCATACAGGTTTAATTTGTGGTTGTTTTACATATGCATTTACTTTTGATTCATTAGAACGTGTAATAAATTTAAAAGATGATGATGATACAGAAATGATGTGGGTTTATTTTACAGAAACAAATATATTTAAAATAAAGGAATTGGATGTTGTTTCTGAATCTTTTTATAGAAATGATATAAGAATGACTTTAGATTATCAGGAAGATTTAGATTTTTTTAATGCAGTTTTGGTAGAATATAAAAATATGGGTAATACGGATAGTTGCTCTATTTGTTTACAAGATATAATCGACATTATTGAAAAAAAACCTGAAATAAAAGATATTAATTTTAGTAGACAGCTAGATTGGAAAGAAAATCAAGAAAAAAATATTAAATTAAATTTGAAAAATTCAACCAAATTTTTAGGAAATGAATTAAAATATATGAAAGACATTATTTTAAATAGTAAAAAATTATCTTGTACTACAGGTAGTTGGACGAATAGTCTTGAAAAATTTTTTGCAAAAAAAATGGGTTGTAGATATGGTATAGCATTTAATTCTGGCACTTCTACTATGCATGCAGCTTTACTGGCTTTGGGTATACAGCCGGGCGACGAAGTTATATCTCCAGCTATTACTGTAATAATGAATAGTGCTGTAACTATACAAGCAAATGCTATTCCTGTGTATGTTGATGTAGATCCCGAAACGTTTAATATGGATCCAAAAAAGTTAGAAGAGAAAATTACTGAAAAAACAAAAGCTATATTTGTTGTAAATATTTATGGTTTACCTTGTGATTATGATGAGATATTAGAAATAGCAAACAAATATAATATTCCTGTAATTGAAGACAATGCGGAATGTGTATTAAGTACATATAAGGGTAGAATGGTTGGGACTTTGGGCGCAATGTCCAGTTATAGTTTTGAAAATTCGAAACATATATCTTGTGGAGAAGGAGGAATGGTTTTAACTAATAATGAGAAATATGCGGAATATTGTAGAAAAATGGGTTGTCATGGATTTAAAAATTTAAAAGCAGAAAATGGTGCTGTAAAAGCAAATAAAGATACATGGCAAAATCCAAATTATGAAAGACATGATGAAATTGGGTGGAATTATAGAATGCCTGAAATAAATTCTGCTTTAGCTTATGCACAAATTGAAAGATTAGATGAAATTGTAAATCTACGTATTGAATCAGCAAAAATATTTTTAGAAGTAATAAATAAATGCGAATATTTAGTTCCTCAAAAAACAAAAAATGATAGGGTGAATTCTTATTGGGCAATAGCTGTTTTGTATAATGGTGAAAAAGAAATAGGTGTATCTTGGTATGATTTTAGACAGAAATATATAGAATTTGGTGGAGATGGTTATTATGGAACGTGGAAAGTTCCATATTTAGAGCCCGTAATGCGTGATAGAAATTTTGTAAAACGAAATCCGGTGGTTTATAAAAATGTAGAATACAAACAGGGATTATGTCCAGTTGCGGAAAGTGTGCAAAAAAGATTAATGGCGTTTAAAACAAATTATAGAAATTTAGATTTAGCTAGATATAAAGCTTCTTGTTTACAAAAAACAATAGATTATTACAAAAACATAAAATGAATTGCGATAATTCAGACGAAGTTTGGTGCAAACCACCAACCATACATCAGATGGAAAATTATTATTTAAAACAATATGAAGAAGAATATGAAAGTATTAAATTTATAAAAGGTGCATTATCAAAGTTAAAATTTAATACGGCAATAGATTTTGGATGTGGTTCTGGTGCGTTAATTTATTATTTAAAAAAAAAAATAAATGCGGAATATTCAGGCATAGATTTTAACGAAACGGTATTAAAAATTGCAATCGAAAAAAATAGGGATTGTATTTTTATAAATGATGATTTTAAAAATCTTTCTAAAACATACGATTTAACAATATCGAGTATGGTATTGATGTGTATGTCGCCAAAAATTCAAAATACTTTAATTAATAAACAATTTCAAAGTTCAGAAAAATACGCAGTGTTTTTTTCTTTATTTACAGATTCAAAATTAGATATAAATATAAAAATTAAAGATCCTTATAATAATGAAGTAGTTTATTATAATATACTCCCTGTTGATAAGCTTATTGATATTGCCAATAAACATGATTTCAATATACTAAAAAATGATAAATTCAATATAGAAAAACATATTAATAAAGAGGGAAAAAAAGGAAGAGGGACATATACAGTTGAAACTAATAATCATAAATTATTACAATTTTCTGATGTTATATATATGCCTTGGAAACTTATAATATTTGAAAAAACTTAAATATATATATATATAGTTAATAATATAATGAGTTATATATTATTAACCGGTTCGAGTGGTGCCATAGGTAAAGAAATAAAAAAATTTTTACTAAGAAAAAAAGAAAACATATTAGAATTAGATTTATTAGGACATCCCAGTGTAGACGCTACAAATGAAAAATCTGTAAAAGAGTTTTTTGAGATACATAAAAATAAAAATATAGCAAAGATAATAAATTGCATAGGAATACCAGATGCAATCCCTTTAACAGCAAAAACAATATTGGATATAGATATAAATTATTTTAAAAAAATGATAGATGTCAACTTAAATTCAATATTTTTAATAATTAAAGAATGTTATAGAAATAACAAAGGTATTTTAAACAATATAATAAATATTTCAAGTATTTATTCTGTAGTTTCGCCTCGGTTGGATTTATATAATGATAAAATAAAAAATCCGGCATATACTGCATCCAAACACGGATTAGTTGGTTTAACAAAACACCTTGCGGTAATATTAGCTAAGGATAATATAAAAATTAATTGCATTTCTCCTGGGGGGGTAAAAGAAACAATAAATGATCAATGTTTTTTGGATAACTATAAAAAACATATACCTTTAAATGATATAACAACAATAAAAGAAATAGAAACTTCAATACAATATTTATTTTCAATGAATAATATTACAGGTCAAAATATTGTAATAGCAGGCGGGTATTCAATAATATAATTAATATTTAAACAATTCATTATATTATAAATTATATGGAAAATATATTAGTAAATTTAAATCTAATAAATAAAAACGAAATAATAATTGAACACAAGGGAACGCGTGATATTTCTAATATAAATGTTAAAAGTAATAACAATATAAAATGGTTAGACATTGAACAATTTAAAAATTATTCTGAAGAAAATTTAAATGAATATCTTGTTGGAACTGATTTAAAAGAATTAAATATAAAAAATATAAGAAAATCAACATATAATGATGATAAAAGAAGATATGATTTTATTAAACACAGGTTTGAAAAAAAATCAAAAATTTTAGATTTTGGTTGTGGAACTGGTGGTTTTTTACATTTAATAAAAAATGAATATGATGTTTATGGTGTCGAAATGTCTGATAATTATAGAAATATATTACAAAAAGAAAATTTGAATATTTATAAATTTATTGATGATATAAATATTAAATTTGATTGTATATGTTTATGGCATGTTTTTGAACATTTGGATAAACCATTGGAAATTTTAAAAAATATTTCCAAAAAATTAAAAAAAAATGGAAAAATATATATTGAAGTTCCACATAGCAATGATATATTAATTAATAGATATGGTTGCGATGAATTCAAAAAATTTACTTATTGGTCGGAACATTTAATATTGCATACTAAAAAAAGTTTAAAAACATTTATAGAAGCTGTAAATTTAAATGTAAAAGAAATAATAAATATACAAAGATATAATTTAATTAATCATTTATATTGGTTATCTAAAGGTAAGCCGGGTGGTCAAAAAAAATGGGAGGATATGAATATAAATATGTTGAATGAACAATATAAAAAAGTTTTAATAGATAATAATGAAACAGATACTATTTTAGCTATATGTGAATTAAATTAATTTTTTATAAGGTTCTAATAATTTCATTGAATTATAACAACCTTTACCATTATTAATATGTCCAGCCCATATTTCTGTTACCCATGAAAAATCCAAATCTTTTAGTTCTTTAAATATAGGTAAAAAATCTGTATCCCCTTCGTTTATTTGGACTCCTTCCCCATTAATGCCTTTTGTATCAGATATATGGACGTGTGATATATACTTTTTTATTTTTTTGGTATATTCAACAATATCTTTTTTCATATAATTACAATATAATTTGGCGTGGCATACGTCATATGTAATTTTTAAATCAAACTTTTTACAAAAGTCAATCATGTATTTTTCTGTCATAAAACCATATTGATTCCATTCTCCACCTAAATACCAAGGTTTTGGTGGCAAATTTTCAGGCAATATTTCAATTTCTTCCGGGTTGTAATTTAATTTTTTAAAATTTTCCATGGATTTATGAAACATTTCGTGTTGTGTTTTTTCAACATTACAACAAGGTTTTAAACACATTCCTCCAAAATGAACAACTAATTTGGGTTTTCCTTTAAAATTTTTTGATAATTTAATTGTTTTATTGATTGTATCCTGTAATATACTTATACTTTTTTGAACTTGAAATTCATCTTTTGAACATATATCAACCAACATTCTATCGACAATCTCGGGTGCATGAACAATTAATTGTGATGTATTTGAAGCAATACCAGTTATAGGATCATATATATCTTTTTGTGAACAATGGAATTCAATTACTGGTGATGATAAAACACTATAATCTAAAAAATCGTGAAATCTACATTTAACACCCCATTTTTTTTTGAAATTAGCAATTTTCCAATCTTTAACTAAAATTGTTTCTTCAAAAAATGATTTTGAGATACAATCATTTTTTTTAATTTCTAATTTAATTTCTTTTCCCAAATATTTCGATAATTCATTTTGTAATATACCCTTTCCCGGAGCTAACAACTCAAACATGTCTTTATTTAATTTCTCTCCAACTTTAACGTCTCGGATGGCATATGGGGATAAACAAAATGATTGTTTTGCTAATATCTCTGCTTGATTAACAATCTTTTTACTTCCTAATGCTGTTTCTAATAATCTTAAATTATGAACCATTTCTTTCCATTCGTGTGGTTCCATAGAAGCTTTGTGATCTAACCCTTGTTGGTTTCTATCAAATGTGATATGTTTTTCAATTATTTTTGCACCTAAAGCTGCTACAGCAATTGGTATAAAATTCCCCCTTTCATGTCCAGAATAACCTACTACATTAGAATATTTTTTTAATGTATTTATATAATTTATATTTAAATCTTCATATGGACAAGGATATGTAGAATTAGCTAATAATAATGTATAATTTATATTTTTTAATTTAAAATATTGGATTGATTCTTTAATTTCATCATCACTCCACATACCTGTAGATATTAATACAGGCAAATTTTTAGTAGCTATATAATCGATTAATTTATAATTATTCATATTACAAGACGCATTTTTAAAAGCAACTACATTATATTGTAAAACAAAATCAACCGATTCGATGTCAAAGGGGGTGATTATTAAATCTAATTGTAGTGATTTACATTTATCGTAAATAATATCATATTCTTTTTTACCGAATTCTAATTGTTTTAATTCTTTAATTAGATATTCTACATTCCATTCGGCACTGTTTGGGTCGTTGATAGTTTTTTTATTGTAAATATTATTAATATTTCTTTTTTGAAATTTTACAGCGTCTACACCTGATTCATATGCAGAATCTATTAAATCTAAAGCTGTTTGTAAAGAACCATTATGATTAATTCCAATTTCAGCAATTACATAAATATGATTGGTTTCTTTATTCAATACTTTTTTCAACATATAAATTATATAGATTTATTGTATTTATATAATTTATATCAATTAAATTATTAATTTTATATCTTGTTTTACCATTTTTTGAATTAACTCTTTGAAAGAAATTTTAATATCCCAATCTAAAATTGTTTTACTTTTTGAATTATCTCCAAGGAAATTGCGTTTTTCATTCTCTTTTCTATAAAATTTTTTGTTGATTTTTACCAAAATATTTCCGTTATAAACAGCTGTAGTTTTTAAAGGATTTTTTTTTATTTTCCAAATTAAATTTATATTTAATGTTTCAAATGCAATATCAATTATATCTTTTACAGTATGAGACTTACCATATGATAAAATATAATCATGAGGTTTATTTATATTTAAAATTTTCCAAAAAGCTCTTACAAAATCTTCGCTATCTGACCAATCTCTTTTTGAAAAAATATTACCAATTTGTAATGGATTAGGTATTATATTTTTATCTAATTCTTTTTTTATTCGAACTGCTTCACTTGTAATTTTTCTCGATACAAATTCTACACCTCTTTTAATTCCTTCATGATTATATAAAATTCCGTGGCACAAAAATAAGTTATATTTATTTCTATAATATTTAACTAAATAATGTGTTGATAATTTACTTATACCATAAATATTAATAGGTTCGTAATTGTGATTTAAATCTTGAGGTGAATAATTTGTTAAACCAAATTCTTCACTTGAACCACAAGAAAAATATCTACATTGTTTATGTATTAATCTAATACACTCCATATGTATTAATGGTGCAATAGTATTTACTCTTAGTGTATTAATAGAATCCTTATCATCTTTGTTAACAATGCTTTGAGCAGCACAATTAAAGAAATAATCAGGTTTTATATTTTCAAATATTAATTTTGTATTCTTTTCATCACATAAATCTAAAATTATTGGTATAAAACTTTTATTCGATATAAAATTTTTTATATTATCGTGCTTTAACATTAAAGCTGACCTGATTGTTCCAAAAATAATTATATCTTTTATATTATTAATCAAATATTCAACTAAATTTGAACCATCTTGTCCTGTTATACCAGTTATTAATACTTTTTTATTTTTTTTATATATTTTATTAAAATTATATTTTAAATAATTATCATAATTTACTATTTCTGTATTTGACCATTCATTCAATAAATTTGGTATCGTATTATATGAAATATAAAAATTATTAATACCAAAATTTGAAAAATAAATATATTGTATATTTTTATTTTCAAATTCAATTGCTATATGTTTTTTAATTTCATATTTTTTTATATCTTTCCATTTTAAATCAAAAATGTTATTCAAAATTATATGAAAATAATGATCTTTATTTCTTAATTTTTTATATTTTTTAATAGAAATGTTTAATATAATATTTTTTACGTTTAAAATTTTTTTGGGTGTAAATATTTCTATATAATCGATAAATTTTTCAACATTTTTAATATTTTCAATATTTTTTATACTTATTATTAAATTAATATTAAATTTATCAGTTAACAATTTAATTTTTTTGATATTACATTCAATTGTTTCATTATATGTTAATTTAATAAAATTATACCGAAAAGACTTTAAATAAGAACATAAATTTTCAAAACTGTTATCTGTATAAAACGATAGATTTTTAATTGTATATATAAAATTAATTTTATTCATTATTATAAATATATCCAATTAATTTTAATATCTTTATATTATTAATTAAACATATCAACAATTAATTTTTCCAATGTGTCAAATTCTCTACGCCATTCCAATTCTTTTTCCGCTTTTGTAGCATCACCCAACAATAATTCTACTTCGCAAGGTCGATAATATTTTGGATTTACCATTACTCGAATGATACCATCCTGATCCATTGCCATTTCATTTACACCGGTTCCCTCCCATGTTAAATCATAACCTTTATGCGCAAATGCCAATTGAACAAAATCTCTTACTGTCCACGTTTTACCCGTAGCCAATACATAATCTTTAGGTTCCTTTCGTTGCAACATTAACCACATACCTTTAACATAATCATTTGCATGTCCCCAATCTCTTTGACTGTTTAAATTACCTAATTGAACAAAATCTCTTTTGCCTTGAGTTATTTCTTTTACCGCATTTACAACTTTCATAGTAAGAAATTGTCTGCCTCTACGAGGGCTTTCATGATTAAATAATATACCATTCACAGCAAATAAATCGTAGGCTTTTCTATAAATTTTTGTCATATTAAAAGCATATAATTTTGCAGCAGCATATGGAGATACAGGGTTAAATGGAGTTGTTTCGCTTTGTGGTGTTTCCAATACTTCGCCATATAATTCGCTTGTTCCTGCTTGATAAAATTTAACAATACTTTTAATATTTTCTGGCAATGTCCTTATTATTTCTAATAAACGCATGACTCCCATTCCATCTGTATCAGCAGTATATTCTGGAATTTCGAATGATACTTTTACATGACTTTGAGCAGCTAAATTATATATTTCAAAGGTTGAATCTCTTATTTCATTTTCTCTAACATCAAAATTTGCCCTGATTATTTCATGTATATAATTAGATAATCCTGCCCCATCTGTCATATCACCATATTTTAAAGTTAATTTATCTCTAATATGGTCGATTCTAGTTGAACTATATAATAAAGACGTTCTTCTTACTATTCCATATACACGATAATTTTTTTTTAATAAAAATTCTGCTAAATAAGAACCGTCTTGTCCCGTAATTCCAGTCAAAAAAGCTACTTTAACCATTGTAATTTAATATAAATATAAATATTTAAATAATATTTCATATAAGTATATTATATGAATTATATCCAAACAAAAATAGTAATTACAGGTGGCACTGGAATGGTAGGAAGATGTATAAAAGATGAAATTACCAACGACCTAGATTCGAATACTATTCATTATGAATTTCTCTCCAGTAAAGATGTAGATTTGACAAATCGAGAGGCAGTTCTAAATTACTTCAAAAATAAAAATTATAATTATATAATACATTTGGCTGCTAATGTCGGGGGATTATATAAAAATATGAGTCAAAATACAAATATGTTTAGTAGCAATATAAAAATAAATGAAAATGTATTGGAAGCTTGTGTAAAAAACAATATTAGACGTGGGATTTTTTGTTTGTCTAGTTGTATATATCCGCCAAAACCTAGTAAATTTCCAATGGATGAAAATATGATTCATGAAGGACCGCCACATTCATCCAATGAAGGATATGCTTATTCAAAACGAATGTTGGAAATGCAATGTAGACAATACAATAAAGCATATGATACTTCTTTTATTTGTGTCATTCCTGTGAATTTATATGGACCATATGATTATTTTAACTTAAGAGATGGACACCTTTTACCAATGTTAATGCATCGATTTCATATTACAAAAAAATATGACGAAATTATAGCTTATGGGACAGGAAAACCATTGAGACAATTTTTATATGCTCCAGATTTTGCCAAAATTATTTTAAAAATATTACATGATATGACAATTGAAGGTGGAAATATAATTTGTTGTAATAATGATGAATTTACTATCGAAGAAGTTGTTCATACTATATTAAATGTTATGAAAATTGATAAAAAAAAATTAAAATGGCTTACCGATAAAGCAGACGGATGTATGAAAAAAACGGTATCAAATAAAAAATTATTGTCATTATATCCTGAAATGAAATTTACTAGTTTTGATGATGGTATTTCACAAACATATAAATGGTTTTTGAAAAATTACCATTCAATAAGGAAATAATACATTTATTCTTCTTTTTGTTCATAATTTATTTTATTTTGTTTTTTTGATATATGACTTGTTAAGAAATCTGTTTTGGCAATACACCAACGTTTTCTACCATTTATATATATATCTGTATGAACATCGGTCCACCAATTTGCAAGACCGTGCCCCATACAATAACCAATTATTACAATTAAACAATAAACCCAAATAGGTATTTTACCTATATAAAATATACCAAACCAAGGTGGAGTCATCCATTGTGTTAACACATCATTTAAACCGTTATAACATAAATGCATGAATAAATTTAAAACGATACCCACAAACCCACAAACGAATCGTAATTTATGTGGCGTATCGATTAAATTGTATATTACGCGTTCTTCAAATTGATTTATACAATGTTTAAACATCCTCATTATTGACAATATTCTTATAAATTAAATAATATCAATTTAAAAACAATCATCTAATTTAAATGCTTCATCGGATTTTTGACCTGAACTCAAACTGTAATCACCAACTCGTTTCTCGAAGAAATTGGTTTTTCCTTCTAAGCTAATCATTTCCATAAAGTCAAATGGATTACTAGAATCGTATATTTTGTTGTATCCCAATTGGACAATGAGTCTATCTGCTACAAATTCAATATATTGTTTCATTAATTTTTGATTCATGCCTATAAGTTTACAGGGCAATGCATCACAAATAAATTCTTTTTCTATATCAACGGCTTCTTTTACAATTTCGACAATTTTTGATTTTTTTATTTTTTTATTTAATGTTTTATACAATAAAACGGCATAATCAGTATGCATGCCTTCATCTCTACTAATCAATTCGTTGCTAAATGTTAATCCAGGCATAATACCTCGTTTCTTTAACCAGTAAATGCTACAAAAAGCGCCACTAAAAAATATGCCTTCAACACAGGCAAATGCAACTAAACGAGTAGCAAATCCACTTCTATTATCATTAATCCATTTTATTGCCCAATCTGCTTTTTTTTTGATACAAGGAAAATTATCTATTGCTTTAAATAATTTTGTTTTTTCTGTTTCATCCTTTATCAAAGTATCGATAAGAAGCGAGTATGTTTCACTATGTACATTTTCCATCATTAATTGAAATCCATATGCTGCTCTAGCCTCAGGTAGCTGAACTTCACATAAAAATCGTTCTCCCAAATTTTCTAGTACAATACCGTCACTGGCTGCAAAAAATGCCAAAATCATTTTTATAAAATGTTTTTCATCATCATTTAAGGTTTCCCAATGTGCCGGGTCTTTCGATAAATCTATTTCTTCGGCTCGCCAAAATGAGTCCATCATTTTTTTGTACATTTTCCAAATGGCATCATTGGCCACAGGAAACATGACATAACGATCTGGATTTTCGGTTAAGAGTAATTCTCCGGTTTTTTTAGACATCCTAAATAATATTGGGTAAGATTTAAATTATTTTCATATAATATATTATTACCTAGACGATGTAGTAAATAAATATAAAATAAATACGGTTTTCTTTTCGAATTCGTATATAATAAAAAAAATTTATAAATATATTATATATATATTTATGAATTTTATGGAAAAATCAATTATTTTACAGCAATTACAATTAGAATCTCAGAGAAATAGGGAACAAATGCTAATGGAACAACGTGAAATAGCGAAAATAAAACAACAAAATGAATTTTTACGCGGAGTTCACGAAGATTATAAAAGATATCACGGTCATATAGCAGAAAGTAAAACGAAATATATGCGTGAATTGGAAAAAATTTCGGAATATTTAAAAAATCAGATGGAAAAGTCGAAATTATCTGAAACACAAATGCGTCAAGCAAAATTTGAACAAGAAAAAATATTAAAAGATTTAGACAAAGTAAAAATGGATATTGATAATTTAGTGAACACTTCGGAAGAAATTATTAACTAAACTTATATATATATAAATAATGAATCCTATTGATCAAATATCAAAACATTTAACATTATTAGGAGAAATAGGTCCAGCTCGCACTAAATTTACATCAGAATTGAACAATAAAATAAGTGCTATTAACACTGCCACCGAGAATCTGGAAAAAATGTTAGAACAAATAAAAGAATTAAAAAAATCAAACGCTAGTTCTAATAGAAATATAGAAACTGTAAAAAAAGGATTTGAAGAAGAAATATCTGTATTAAAAGAGGAAGCAAAAAAAGGTGAATCAAAAAATCAAGAAACCTTACAGGATATAGCCAATAAATTAAGTGAATACACCAATACGTTAAATGAGGTAAAAAATGCAACGGATAATGTTGATTTAACCAAATTGGAAGAAAATATAAGACAACTACAAGAAGCTTTGGGTGCTACTGTAGAATTACCGACACAAAAAAGTATGGGACCGAACACAAAATCGGGTTGGAGTGCCTTAAGAGATAATATTAAAGATGCTAACGCGGGAACAACGGGCTTACCAGGAAGTGATGAAGGATTACCTCAAGATTGGGCGTCAGCTGTAAGTGAGGCAGAAGGATCGCGTGGTCAAACATATTACTACCGAAATGATAATCCTGAAGGAACCAGAACGTGGACAAAACCAACATCAGGTGGTAGAAGAAAATCTAGACGTAATATAAATATGCGTAGAAAAGGTGGTCGTAGAACACGTAGACGTAGAAGACATAGACGCACAGGAGGATTTAGATATGATATGAGTCCACAAGAACAAAAAAGGTCTCGCACATTAAGAAGTGTAAAAAGTTTACGTAGCAAATCTATAAAAAAATCTAGATCGAAAAGTCGAACAAAATCTCGGAATGTTGGAAGGGGTGCGAAAGGTAAAAAAACAAAACGAAGAAGAAAAAAACGTAGAAAAAGATAAATAATTTAGGAATTATATTAATTATTAATTATTAAATTAATACAAATTTTTTTACTTATATTATTATATAATGCAAGTTCCAGGAATATTAAAAAACAAGTATGTTTGTTATGCTGTATATGCCTTAGCAGTTCTCAATGTTTTGGGATATTTGGGTATGAAATCTTACGAATGTTTAGCGCTATTCGGTTTAACCGCTTACTCTGCTAACTGTTATTGTAAAAATAAAGTCTGTGCTATCTTGGCTGGATTATTTGTTGCTAACTTTGTTTTCGGATGTGGTCGTCTTAAGGAAGGTATGGAACCAATGTCTCAACAATTGGAAAAATTGGCAGCAAAAGCAGCGGGAAAATGCGAAAAGGGTGAAAAATGGGATGCCGCTACAAAAGCGTGCGTGGAAGCCATGGAAGTAGCAAAAGAAACAGAAGAAGAAGAAGAAATGGAAGAAGACCCCAAACTTCCAATAGGTAATTAAATTAATAATACTATATATTTTATTTTATGTATTTTATATATAAAATGAAATTACCTAAGATTGTAAACAACAAATATGTGTTATATCTAGTATTAGTTTTAGCAATAATTAACGCGGTTTCACTTATAAATGAAAGAGATTATGATTCTTTATTACTATTAAGTGTTGTTGGTGTATTATCCAGTTATTTTACAAAAAATATGGTTCTAGTATTGGTTTTAGCAATGTCTGTAGCTAATTTTAATTATATACAAGATACTTTTCAAATGGGAATTATGGAAGGTATGAAAAATAAAGATAATGAAAAGGGACAAAAACAATGTTGGAGAGAAGAAAAGGATGGTTGGAAATCAGCTCCTGATAAATATCAATCGGGTGAAGAAGATTGTCCCTCTCCTATGTGCTGGGCCTATTCTAAAGATAAATGTGGTAAATTAACAGATAAAAAACAAGGTTTTGGACAAAGAAATGTTCCAAAAAGTAGAGCAGCAAATGTAGATGGTAATGATGAAGATGATTCGGATAGAATCGATTATGCGGCAACAATTGAAGGTGCATATGATAATTTAGAGAAAATGTTGGGAAGCGATGGTATGAAAGGTTTGACTACTGAAACTAAAAAATTAGTAAATCAGCAAAAAGGTCTAATGAAATCTTTGGAAAGTATGACACCTATATTGAAAAGTGCCAAACAAACATTGGATGGATTAGATTTGGGTGGCGATATTAAAGGTTTACAAGACATGATGTCAAAATTAAATGGAGGTAATACTAAAAAGAAAAATTAAAGTTATATATATATGGGAAGAAAGAAATGTCCTCCGGGTGTTCTTTGTATTGAAAATATTACATTAATATTTTTAATAGCAATTATATGTTTAGGAATATATTTATTTTTTAGACAAAATAATAAATCAAATTTAAACATATTTCATACAATGCGTCAACCACATTCTATGCCGCATACTGGGTTTAATTTTAACATACCTTCAAATGTTTTACAAAATCCATTTGTTCCTCCTATGAGAGATGGAAATTATTTTCCAACAAATAGTTCTGATCCTCGTGGTATTCCAATAAATATAAGAACGCGTGGATTTGAATCAAGTTATCGGCAAGTTGGTATTTTAACTAGAAGCAATGGTAATGAAACTATTTTACCACTAATGGGAAGACCCTTAGATAATGCTAGGGGTAAATGGCAATTTTATACAATGAGTGATAAACACATGTCGGTAAAATTACCTGTTAGTAAGAATGGTCGTAGCTGTACTGGGGAATATGGATGCAATGATTTATATAATGGTGATAATGTGTATGTTGAAGGATATAATGACGCATTTAAAGTTACTATTTATGAAAATAATACACCGGCATATATCCCATATGTGTAAATACAATAGTTAATGAACACTATAGATTAAATATTATATAATATATAATATATAAACAATATGATTGGTGATACAATAAAATTTTTGACATATGAGCAAAAGACGAATAAAGAAATTATAAGATTTATGGAAAAACTAGATATTTTTAAAAATATAAAAATAGGAGATAAAATAGGAAAATATAATACAGGAGATTATTATATTGTTCCACAAGGATATACACAAATATTTTGGAGATATTGGTATAGTGAAAATAGAAACAATACATGGATATATTTAGATGAAGATTTTACTGAGTTTGTAAAATATTTAGACCGTATATTATTAAAAGTAAATTTAAACAACTTTTATAAAAATTGTATTTTGCGACTTTTAAAATTTATTAATGAAATAATAGAGGGTTTATATAATTTAAAGCAAACGTATATAGATACAAAAAAAATGGTTGCGAAAGTAGATAGTATAATATTAACTTTATTGGATTTTAAAGAAAAGGTAAATAAATCAAATAAAAAAAAGAAAAAATCTGGCAATAATAAACTATTTCATACATTTGACGACATGTATATTCCTCCTAATTATTTCGATGGTATTTTATAAATAATTTTTTTTATAAAGAATAATTATTTATATATCTTATTTTTTCATTGATTTTTTACGACGTTTTTTTCTTTTTTTCTTTTTTTTGGATTTATTTTTTCTTTTTTTCTTTTTATATCCGCCAACGACACCTACAATAGGAGTTTCTGGTGTTCTTTTATCGGAATCAAATAATTCTTCAAACCATCTTTTAGTTGATTTACTATCTGCTGTATTTGTTTGTGTTAAAACAACTCTAGGTGCTGTTGGATTTCCTGTTTGTGGGTTTACTTTACCAAATTCAATAAATATATTGGCACTAGATGGTGAATTCTCTTTATCATATGGAATACCTGCGTTTTCTGGTTCTGGTGCTGTTTCATCGCCCCCTAAATCAACCGAATCAGTTCTCTCAGGTAAATCATCGGCGGTTCTTCTTCTAGATCGACTTTCGATTGAATCTCCATCTAAACCCTCCGTAATTGCATCTGGGTTTAAGGATGGTCCAGTGTCCTCCTCTTCTGTTTTTTCCTCTGAATCGAGCGTCTCACTACCAGTATCTAAAGGTTGCCGTTGAGTGCTATCTCCAGTGCCATCTCCAGTGCTATCAGATACTGTTTCAGTAGATGTAGATGCACTATACCCTAATCCCCTTCTAAAATCGTCATTTTGATAACGTTCAATCTGTTCTTTTAAGTTTTCCTCAAAAACTTTATTTATAGCAGGCATAATTGTGGCTTTTTTTTCGTCGCTATAATTACTTCCATCAGTGTTTTGTTGTTCTTCACCTGTCAACTTATCTTTTCTTGCTTTAAACAATATTTTTTCCCTTTCAAGTAATACTATAAATTGTTTTAATATTTTGAAATTTGTATCTGGATTATTTGTATTTTTCTGGGCTAGGGTAATTTCTTTACTTATGGCTTGTTTTAATAATTGTTTATAATCAACCGTTATATCTGGAACTTCAGTTAACAATTCATTCATTATTGTATCTAAAGGTTTTTCTCCTCTTGGGTCGGTAGTTTCTTCGCCTGTAAGTGGTTCGCCTATTTTATAATCGGGAACTATTTTACTGATAGCTTCTTTTATTTTTTGTTCGACATTATTCTCAATTTCCTGATGCTTTTCTTGTGTGATTTCTGTAGTTGGGTCTACACTACGTAAAATATAACTGGGTTCAATAGGTGCTTTGTTTTCTTGTTCTTGTGCTTTTAGTATTTCTTCATCAGTATAATCAAGCATATTTGGTTTATCGCCATATAATTGAATTAAATATTTTTTAACCAAACGTGCTTTTCGTTGTTTTTCTTGTTTAGTGTTTTTTAATTGTTTTGCTTGTAAAACATCATCCATAGTTAAATCTTTTGGTTCTTTTCCCGGAAACAACTTATTTATTTCATCTTGTATCGAATATTTTCCTATTTCATGATTTATTTGATCAATGTGTCCTTCTCTCGCTCTATTTTTTCCTTCTATTTCTCTTGATACAGCTAGATCAGTATCTTTAATGAATTTTTCTACATCGTCGGGGGTTTTAATAGTATTTCTATATACTTCAATTAAATCTTTATCCACCCCATCAACTTGCATCTTTTTGTATAATTCAGCTACATTAGAAAACCCTAATCCGGAATATATACCAGCTCCATTTACTTTAACTTGATACTCTCTGATAACATTTGCAAATTCATTTCCCGGTTTTCTATAATTTGTTTCATGTGCATATCTATACAACAAATTATCTTCGCTGAATTTACTATTATTTAAATATTGATTATCGTTAACAGAGCCGCCTTCGCCCAATGGTTGTAAAACGCAATGTATTCCGGGTGTTGCACTACCGTGAATAAGTTTTGTTTCTGTCTCTTTCCTATTTGGAGAAACGATTAAATACAATGTATTCTTTCTATAATTTTTATCAACAGGACCTTTTGGTGTATATTCAATGGTCAATTGTCCTGTATATACATGACCTTTTGACCATCCCAAAGTTCTTCCCTTAGGTCTTACTGTATCGCTGAGAACTCTAATTGTTGGTTTAAATTTCATATCATCTCGTTCCATATGGTATAATTTCCATACTTCAGGATGATTAACAGCATATTCAAGTAAAGGTGTTAGCTGAATAAATCTTTTCGACGTCCACCCTTTTATTCCAATTTTTTTTAATAATATCTTACCATCTTTTGTTAAAAAAAACTTTAAATCCCATTTTGTAATTAGAGGCAATTTATACCGTTTTTCTATTTCTTGATAATTTATATCGTTGGTTTCATGACCTAAAAGTGTTTTATTATTTTTAATTAAATAATCAACGTGATGTCGAATATCAATAATTTTACAAATAGACAACATTCTTTTCTTTGCTTTATCCCAATCAATTAACTGTCTCCACGTTTCTAAACGAACCTCTTTAATTGTTATATTAAACTCTAATTCTGAAAGTTTAGAGAATATTGTAGAATATAATTTTTCATTATCTGTTTCGGATAATTTGCCCAGGGTAAATAAATCTTCTGGTTTTATATTTTTAAGATCGCTAGATTCACTCGATTGTGCACTATCATCGCTATCGTTCTCCTCATCACTGGAACTAGAGCCCGGTTCTAGCGTTGGTCCAGTTGTTGAATCTATAGTTTCTTGTCCACCTGGTCTTCTACTTGCATCAAATTCAATAATTGCCTCATCCCATTGTCTTTCTATTTTAGATAAAGTTAAATGAGTATTTATCATCTGACCCAAACTAGTTCTAAAGCCGTTTCTCATATTTTGTTGAGTTGCTCCTGTTTCACCCCAATCAAAAACTAATAAATTAGATTCTGGGTCATTCAAATCATCTAATCCTGCCCCACTATAACCAATATTTAAAGGTGATAAATCATCATGTTGAAAATAATCTATTCCATCAATTTTATTAACATTTTCAATTCGCTCAATTAATCGTAATACTTTTATAAATAAAGGACCTAATGCGGTTGGGTTTTTAACATCAATAGTAATTTCTTTTAAATTTCGTCCTGCCCATCCGTATTTCATTATCCATAATGGTGGATTTTCATTTACCTTTAAAAAATATGTATCAACAGCATTACCTATGTTAAATACTTTAGGTCCTAATAATTTTTCTTCTGCTTTTCTCGATAAATTTAAAATACTAATATTGCCACCTTCTGATGGGTCTTTTTTGTAAAATTTAACAATAAATGTGTTATGATATTCATCATTGGATTTATATACAGGTTTATCTGGTGTAATTCTTTTAAAATTACTACCTGGAAACCTTTCTTGTAAAATCTCTTCTTCTCTTTGTTGAGAATCGACAGCTTGTTCTGTTGGTGGTTCTAGTGGTTGTTCTGTTGGTTCTTGAACGATTGAACCCGTAGTTGCAGTTTGGGGTTGATTTAATTCTTGTAAAAATCTAGCATGTCTTTTTTTTTCTTGTTCCTCTTCTTCTTCACGCAAAACTGGGTCGCTAGATATTGTAGATTGATAATGTTTTTGTTTTTCATCAAAAAAGATTTGTAAAATATTTTCATCTACCATGTCTTGTATTCCGATTCCTCTAGCTATTATAATATTATTTTGTTGTTCATCCCATTTATATATAATAACTTTAATTTTGTATAATTTTTCAAACACTGCTATTTCTGTCTCACCACCGTGTCTACCATATTTTTGTTCAGGATTTGGTTCATAATTCATCATTCTATTTTTATATTCACTAAAAGGGTTCTGTTCATCAAACCATTCAAAATATTCTCCTTGATTGTCCCAGATGTGTTCGACTATTTTGTCGCGAATCAACCAATGCATACATTTTTTACCTTCCTCTATTTGTTGTTCGGTAATATCACTTGTATTTGGCACACAATCCACTTCGCCATATAAAAATCTAGCAAATGTTCTGAATAAACAATGTCCATCATCTTTTTCATCAACAAGTGTTCTTTTGAAATTTTGTTTTAACATTTCTTCTATTTTATTTTTTCTTTGCTCATCTGTCGAGATATCACCAGATGTTGTTGCTACTGGTTCTATTGGTATATCTGTTGTTGCTTCTGGAACTGTTGGTGTATCTGTTGTTGCTACTGGAACTGTTGGTGTATCTGTTGTTGCTACTGGAACTGTTGGTGTATCTGTTGTTGCTACCTCTTCCTGTCCTTGCATATTAACAGCACCATGAAACGCGGCTTGACCAGCAATAACTTTTCTCTTTTGTTCCTTTGACATTTCCGATAAAGCATCCTCAATTTTTTGATTTTTACTAACAACAGCATCTCTTACATCGGGTGGACAGGATGGTGTTTTACACGAGTCATCAATATCCCAATTACGAAATTTACCACATTTCTTTTTTTTAGCTGATATTAATTCCGTGCGGCAATTTTTAGCATTATCTTTTTCCAAGCCTTCTTGTGTTTTTTCTCGAAATTTTGCTTGTATCATTGTAGCTGCTTCTACTTCTTTTTGATTTGTTTGTTTTATTTTGTTCCATTCCTCTTCTAATATTTTTACTACTAGGTTTCTTGATTCAGGTTTATTTAAAGAATCGTATAATGTTCTATCGTATGTAGAAATAAATAAACTCGTAATACCAAATTGAGACAATAGAAATGTTCGTATATCATTTAAATTTTTTAAAATATTATTATTTTGTAAATAAATTAATATATCATTTAAAACTACTATAGGTTTCTGGTTTGTAAATATACCTGTTTCGATAGCTCCAGACATAGTATAACCAATAGGCACATCATAAGATATGTTTTTTACAACATTATCCACCCTTAACGACCCATTTATTGCTACTTTATCCGCCTTAATTTCGCGTTTGTCTTTTGAATATTTAGCAGTTATCAAATAATATAATAAATCAGACGGCTGGGGTGAATTGTCAAATTCATATGATGACATCAAAATATGAACGTCGTCTTTATTACCTCCTTTATGTTTATTTTTAAGCGAATTATATTTTAAATTAGTCTTACGTTTTTTTCTAAATGTATTTCTTTTTTTTTTTCTCTTTTTTCGTCTTTTTTTTTTATATTTTTTTCTCGATTGATATTTAGTTTTCTTTATTTTATTTAATCTTTTTTTTGTAATTCGCATATCTTATATACATAAATTTATATATTTTTTTATTATAAACTTATATTAATAATAATGTCTTGTAAACATGAAAATAAGGGTCCTTTACATATTAAAAATTTTAGAGAATTGAAACAGCAAGCAACTCCGTGTAATAATAATATATGTGAATTTGTTTATAATTTTAGCAACTGTCATTGTATTATAACAAATAAATCTACATACTTAGATATAAATTGTTGTAAAAATAACAATACATTAACATACAATGGTTCACAATTGCGAGTAGAACGAGTGAAATTATATCTACCTTCTTTGAATTATTACAATGATGGAGAAAGTCAAGGAGAATTGATAATTTATTGTTCTGGTGGCATGCAAAAACCTACGGTTGTTTTGTGTATACCTATGAAAACAACTTTATCCTCTACTAAATCGACAAAGTGGTTTAGTAAATTTGGCGGTCACGTTCCAAATAAAAATCAATCGCATCAAGTTAATGTTCAAAATTATACATTAAATGATGTGATTCCACAGTGTGGATTTGGTATTTTTAATGGTTCTATGCACGAACCCCCTTGTCATTCAAAGGGTATAATGTTATTATTTGATCCTGAATATTCAATACAAATATTACAAACAGATTTTGATAATATTAAAAAAAAATTAACATCTCCAACGATATTAAATCGCTATCCAATAAAAAAAAGTGCACATTATAAAGAATTAGTTTGGAATAGTGTTGGTACATCAGGTGGTTATGGAACTGTTAGTAAAAAACAAGGTGGTAAGTGGAAATTAACTTGTAATCCTATTGTGGACCAAAACAATAAATATTTGGCAGGTGGTCCGCGTTCTTCCTTTGTCACCCCCAAAATACCCGAATTAAGTGAAAAAACAAAAACTATATTAATAATAGTAGGTGTTGTTATGGGTGTTTTGTTGTTGGGATGGTACGTAATAATTCCTTATGCTAAACCCGCATGGGATAATGTAAGTAGACGATTTAAAAAAAAGAAAGAACCTGCTGCGACTACTGGCGGCGGCGGTCGTAAACGTAGGCGGCGATAACATTGAACTTCTCTCCAATTAATATTTTTAAAACCTAAAAATATTAGTTAAAAATTAATGAGACTAAATTAAACACGTTCTGCATCGTGGACCTTTTCTTGAATAGGTTTAAATTCTGGGTCTGTAAAATCTGGTGTTGTATATGGGAGCATTTTTTGTATTACTTCTTCTTCCAATGATACTGGGAATTCTGGATTCATTGCAACCATTTCTTTATGTTTTGTAGATTCATTTGGTAAAAAATTTACGAGTGGTCCGGACCCGGTGATGTTTGATGCTCTTTCGATTAAAACGATACATGCAACTAATGCTAAAATTCCGATTAGGCGGTCATATTTCATTAATGATAAAGCGATACCAATAACAATAATTTTACCTAAAACATTATCGATTAATACTGCTATAGATAATGGCAACTGAATATCAAATACAACGAATACAGTTAATAATATTGCTAAAAGGTGATTTTGGGGTTTATTACCTAATAATTTTGAAAGATTCATATATCATAACTGTAGATTTTTTCTTGTCTAATAAATTGAAAAAAGTATATAGAAATTAAAAGACACAAATAAATATGTCTAAAATAAAAGATGATGTATCAATATATTTGGGAAATAAAGGTTATACTATAAAAAAGGAAAATTTAACAGTACAAGAACAACAGTTAATAAGAAAAGAATTAATGATGCGTCCATTTGTTCCTAAAACTTCACTACAAAAACCTTCAGAATTTCCAATATATAGAGAATCAAATAAAAAGTTGTATATGCCGAGATATTATGGTATAGAAACATATGGGGAACCGGAAGAAAATAGATTATCTAAAGGCACCAAAATAGATTTAAAATTTAACGGTGAATTGCGTGATTTTCAAAAACCGATAGTTGAGAAATTTATAAAACACGCTAGAAAGCATGGTGGTGGATTATTAGAGCTGCATACAGGTGCCGGAAAGACTGTGATTGGGTTAAATATTTTAGCAAAATTGGGAGTAAAAACATTAATTATCGTACATAAAGAGTTTTTATTACGCCAATGGATAGAACGGATAGAACAATTTTTACCGGGTGCTAGAGTAGGTAAGATACAAGCAAATGTCGTCGATGTAGAAGACAAAGATATAGTAATAGGAATGTTGCAAAGTCTGAGTATGAAAGATTATCCAGATAAATTATTTCAAGAGTTTGGATTTACGGCGTATGATGAATGTTTTCCTTATAAGCAACATATTCACACGGATAAAGGTGCGGTTAGAATAGGTAGTTTGTATGAAAAATGGGAAAATAAAGAAGAGTTGCCTAAAATATTAAGTTTTAATAAGAAAACAAAACAATTTGAATATAAAAAAATGACTTATGCTTGGAGAAAAGAAAGGGAAGATTTAATTAAAATTAATTTATCAAAAAAAGTGATAAATTGTACACCAGAGCATAAAATTTTAACTACAAAAGGGTATGTAGAAGCAAATAAATTAAATGAAGGAGATTTAATTATATCTAAATACGATAAAAATCATATTGATACTATAATATCGCCCGCCTTGAATGAAGACCAATTACAACTAGTATATGGTTCGTATTTGGGCGATGGACACATAGCAATAACCAAAAAAAATAGATATAGGTTGCAGTTTACACATGGCGAAAAACAAAAAGAATATTGCGAATGGAAGGCAAATATGTTTGGTATTGATGAGTTAACGTATATTGAAAAAAATGGATATTCACAAAAACCAGCGTATAGATTTGCAACAAAAATATTTGATTTAGAAAATGAAATAACAAAAAACACTAAAATAGTTCCGGATTGGTTATTAGATAAATTGGATGAACGGGGTATTGCTGTGTGGTATATGGACGACGGTAGCGATCAAAAAAGGGAAAATAAAGATGGTGTCATTAAAAATTTAATATCAATACATTCAAATAATTTTGATTATGAAATTCAAGAAAAATTTGTAAAAAAATTTAATCAATATGGAATTGATTGTACTATTTCTAAAACGAAAGGAAAATATTATTATTTAAGATTTAATACAGAAAATTCATTAAAATTATTACAATTGATATCACCATATATTCATGAAACAATGAAATACAAATTAAATGAAAGAAATGAAAAATATGAATGGAATAATAAATATTTAGCTTATGGAATATTAAAAGTAACGGGTAAAAGTTATTTTAAAAATAAAGGTGCGAATAGATGTAAAAAACCATATGTGTATGATATTGAAGTAGAAGACAATCATAATTTTGTATTGGGGACAAAAACCAATCGAAAAAATTATATAGATGGTCCTGTAGTATCTAATTGTCATCATTTGAGCGCTGAGGTATTTAGTAGAGTATTGTTTAGAAATGTATCACAATATTCATTGGGATTATCGGCGACTATGAAAAGAAAAGATGGCTTATCGAAAGTATTTAAAATGTTCATAGGCGATGTTGTAGTGAAGAAAGAAAGAAAAGGGGAAGATAATGTATTGGTGAAGGCGATAGAATATTATCATGAAGACGAATGGTTTTCGAAAGTGGCGTTAAACTATCGCGGTCAAACTAATTATACGACTATGATAAAAAAGTTATGTGAATTTAATAGAAGAAGTGAATTTATTTTGAAAGTATTGGATGATGTTTTAAAGAAAGGCAGTGATGAGCAACAAATAATGATATTGGCGCATAATAAAAGTTTATTACAATATTTGCATGATGCTATAGAACATAGAAATATAGCTCCAGTTGGATATTATGTGGGGGGTATGAAAGAAAAAGATTTAAAAATCAGTGAAAGTAAAAAGGTTATAATAGCAACCTATGCGATGGCAGAAGAGGGATTAGATATAAAAACATTAACTAGTTTATTGATGGCTACACCTAAAGTGGATGTTACGCAATCGATAGGAAGAATATTGAGAAAAAAAAGAAAAGAAAGTTTGGTAATAGATATAGTTGATCAACATCCTGTATTTCAACGTCATTGGGCTAAACGAAAAACGTTTTATAAAAAGCAAAAATTTAAAGTAATAAAAACAGATAAAGAAGGATATTTTAATGACGATTGGGAAACTATAATAGATGTAAAAAACAACATTTTTAAACGTAGAAAAAACAATAAACCTAGTAAAATTAGAATAGAAACGGAACCTTTATTACAGGGTCAATGTATGATAGATGTAAATTTGGTATAATTAATTTATTATGAATGAATTAATTATATTTAACGTGTTAAAGGAGTAACTATTTTACTACCGGGTCCACCTAAAGCCCAAGGCATTGGTTCATTAAAATTGGGTGAAGAATATCTATATCCCAAAGCTTTATTGCTACCGGCTTGAGACCATTTATTACCGCCTCTTTGTCTTTTTCTACGTGTTGATTTTCTTCGTCTTTTTGATTTTTTTCTACGCGATTTTTTTCTACGCGATTTTCTTTTACGCGATTTTCTTTTACGCGATTTTCTTTTACGCGATTTTCTTTTACGCGATTTTCTTTTACGCGATTTTCTTTTACGCGATTTTCTTCTACGCGATTTTCTTCTTCCTCCGCATTGTGCTCTTCTGATTTCACTAGGAGCAGCGTAGCTACCTCTAAATGTTTTTGCCATCGACGCACCTTGTGATGTATAACCATATGCGGAAGAACGCAAATTATTAAAACTGCTATATGGTTTACCACCACCTCGAATAGTAGCGGCTCCTAAATTAGAAGGGTTTGTTTGTCCACCACAAGTATTGGAGCTTTTAATTAATGGATATCCTCGACCCATACCACTGTTTGCTGAATCGGATAAATTAGAATTAGTTACACCATATCTAGAACCGCCGCCAGCTTGACATTTTACTCCTTGTTTGCTAGAAAAATTAAAGGTTCCCGCGTGTTGATTTTTTTTATTAACAAAATTCATATATATAATATGATGATTATTTTTTTTCAATAGAAAAAATATCCTTTTTTGATGCTATTTTTTCTTTAGAAATTTCCAATGGAATCCATAATTTATATTTCCTGTTGTAAACGCATTTAAATTTAATTTTTTTTTCTAAATATACATTTTTATCTATATTTGTATTTTCGAAATCTTCTTCGTCTTCACTTTCTTCTATTAAATCTAAATTATTGTTTTCACGAATATTTCTAAATAATGTGTTCATATAAACACTAAGTTTGTACGTATTGACGAATGCCATTGTATGTTTTTCTTGTTCATTATTATTTAAAAAATATAGTTGATAAATATCTGTATTGACTGTTGGTTTGATTAAAAACGTTTTGATTTCATCGAATGTATTGTTGATTATTTCGTTGTATCGACATCTATTATTTAAAAATCTATGTTGTATAGAATAAATATTATACGGCAATGATTTTAAATATTTTTGTATTTTTGAATATTCTGTTGTTGTTATTGGCATTCCTAAAACAATATCATTTTCAGAATATACTCGATGTTTTATAAAGTTATTTAAAATGTAATTTGTTTCATTTATTTTTTTAATTATATTATAATATCTAATATCGTGTCCTTTAAAATAAAAAATATCTTCTATATTAAAAAAAGACACTTCTTTTTGTATAATAGTTCCGTAAAATAATGTTCCATTACCACTACATAGAATTGGGTTAAAACAGCAATTATAAATTTCAATATTTGCAATAGTTTTTTTATTTTTACTTAATTGTAAAAGAAAACAACAATTTTTATTTTTAAAGGTCTTAAACCATAAAAAATATTTCAAACCCTTTGGTATTATGAGATAAACGTCGGCTTCCTGAACTGTGTTATAAATTTTTTTTTCATAACAAAGTTCTACTTTTGGTAAACTTTTTAATAAAAATACTTTATCTTTGTATTTCAAATCCATCAATAAATTATACTAAAGTTTTCTCTCTAATTTGATTTTATAAATCATTTAATAGTTTGTGATAAATTAAGTGTTATTTCTTCTTCATCATTTCTTTCATTATCCCAGTTTAAAAAATTATCACTTGTGGTGCCATTTGAAAAATTTTGTATATTGTTATCAAATGAGGATGTGTTATCAAATGAGGATGTGTTATCAAATGTGGATGTGTTATCAAATGAGGATGTGTTATCAAATGTGGATGTGTTATCAAATGAGGATGTGTTATCGTTATTTTTTATTGTATCTATATAATTTCTTAATTCATCTTTCATATTTTCAGGATTATTTTTTTTATTTATAGTTCCATATATATCTTTATACACTTCTGTAGGTTTTTTTATTAAATCTTTTGTTTTTGGAATTGTTAAATTAGTTTTTAAAAAATACCAACTATAATGTGCAGTAATAATAAATATTAATGATATTGTTATATATTGTAAAATTAAAAATAAACTCATAGTATTAAATATATAATAATATTTATATTAACATTTTAACAAATGAACTTATATCATTTTTAAAAAATATAGTATTGGATTCATTGTTTGATACAAAATAAAAATCAACGATATTATCGTCTATATATTCTATTTTTAAAATTGTCTTTGATTCTTTATTTAATTTTATTTCATGAATTTTTATTTCTAAAAGTTCGTGTTCATCGGTAATATCATTTATATGCGAAACTGTTTTCCATTCTATATCATTCACTAATAACGTCAAATTATCTAAAAAATTGTTTATTTTATTACTCGAATGAATAATTTGTTTTTGTTTTAAAAATTTATTTTTAATATATAATGTTTGTCCATATGGTGTTAAAAATTTTTTTTGTATATATGATTTACTAATATTTAGATTGTTTAACTTTATATTATATATATTTATTTCCGGTATGTAATAAATCTTCATATAAATAAATTATTTTAAACTATTTAAACCCATTTTATATATTTAATGTAAAATGGTTGTAGTAATTTTGGTAAACAAATTTGGAATTGTAAATGAAAAGAATGTGAATATTAATAATTTAAATGATTTATATAAAAAATGTGGATTAAATAATAACAATTATTTTGATAAACATCATACCTGGAAACAAGATGATAATTATATATCGTTGTATGCTAAAAATAATGGGCGAGCTAATACTGAAAATAAATATGATTTTCCTCCACCATGTGATAATTTGTTGTTTTTTGGAAATGTTTTATTGGTTAAACATACAAACGAAGAAATATTTGTTGATGAATTACTTGATTTAAGTAAAGACGAATGGGATACGTTTTATCAAAAATGTTTTGGCGGATTTGAGTCTTTGGGAGACGAAGATAGTAGTGAAGACGAATTAGAAAACGTGCCCGAAGAAGAGAAAACAAAGGACGGATATTTAAAAGATGGATTTGTTGTTGATTCTGATGAGGATTCTCCATCATCTAACAATAGTAATTTAAGTAATAATAGTGATGAAGAATCATATGCTAGCGACAGTGATGTAAGTGAATTAAATAGTGAAGATGAATTATCTGAAGAAAGTTATTTAAGTGATTAAATTGATTTAAACACAAAACAATCTTAATTAAATAAGTATGCTGATAATAAATAACCCAGATAGTTTTAGAAATAATATAAGAGAAAATTTAAATCAAATTATAACAAATGATAAGATATCTGTAAATTTAGAAAAAGCTATATTTAATTATTCGATAAGAAGATCAAACGAAAAAAATATTGTAAAAAGATGGGATAATATATATTTTGTTCAATTATATACAGATAAATTAAGGAGTATTATTAATAATATAGATCCGAAGTATAATAAAAAAAATAAAAGTTTATTAAACAAATTAAAAAAAAGTAAAATTTTGCCACAAAATCTGGCTTTTATGAGTCATCAAGAAATGAATCCAAAATTATGGAAGAAATTAATAGATGCCAAAATAAAAAGAGACAAAAATTGCGTATCAACAGATATGTCTGCTGCAACAGATGAATTTACGTGTTTTAAATGTAAAACATCTAAATGCACATATTATCAACTTCAAACTAGGTCGGCTGATGAACCAATGACTACATTTGTTATGTGTTTAAATTGTGGTAATCGATGGAAATGTTAGTAATAAAATATAAATTTTTAATACTTAATAAAAAAAAATATATAATTAAATATCTAATAGTTAATTATATATAATGATAAAATATAATTTAGATAATAATGATACAATAACGAAAAATTTGATACAATTAGAAAAACCCATAATTATATATCATAAGGAAACGGATGTTTTATCGATAAATATTTCAAAAAATAGTATAAAAAAAATAAAAAAATATATATTAGAAGGAATTATTCCACAATTAAAACGAAACAATAAAAATATATCAAATATATCTATAAATTATATATTTTTTATTTTTGTGAATGATAATATAAATTCAAATAAACATTTAAAACACACAATAAAATCATCTATCGAACTAAAAAAAAATGTCTTTTTTCCAAATAAATCAGAAATCAAAATAATTAATGCCAAAAAGAAATCTAATATTTATAATATCGGTTGCTCCTATGAAATAAATATAAACAAAGAAATGAACTTCTCTCCAGATGTATCTATGAAAAATATTTTGGAGAGATTTTCATTTAATACAAATATAAAAACATTTATACCTGGAGAATTAAATATATTTTATAATGAAAAAAAACACCTTGTTGTAGAAATACCAAAAAAACAATTAACAGGATTATTTGATTTTTTACATATAAAAAACAAACAGTTAAAAGAAATAAAAATATATCGATGGGGACCAGATGAAGAAGTCGAGTTTATTGACAAATATTGCGAAGATATTGGAGAACACAATTTAATAGAAAAAACAAAATTTTTTAGAATATTTATAAAAAATCCAAAAGAATTGGAAAATGGAATTTGGGAATTTAGTTGGAATTATTCTTATACGGATAATAATATTATAGTAAATTCATTTGACCATAAAGAAAAACCATTGAAAACAATTTTTATAATTGAAAACAAAGTATTACTGTTTAAAGAAGAAACAAAAAACGAGTTGCCACCTTTATTAAATGGTTGGAATAAGTATACAGTCAATTCAAAACATATAGAAGAAAATTTAATTACTAATAATTGGGATTGGAAATATACAACCACTTGGTATGAAGAAAAAGATCTTACACCATTTAAAAATGGAATTATTAATAAATATAAAAATAATAATAGTATTATGCATATATTAAAACCATTAATAATACATTATAAATTTAATGAAATGTGTAAAGATAATTATTATCCTTTGAGAATTTTTAAAGGGGGTAAAAATAATCTTGATGAAGTGGTAAATAATCATATTAGAGGAGATAGTTTTTCTGGCGTTTTTAAAGGTGCCACACTCCCAGAAGATTGGGAAATTATTAATCCTTACATAAATAGTAATAATTTAGATAATTGGAATACATATACATTAAAAAAAAATGATATTATATTTTTTAGAACAGATAAGACAAGTTGTAAAATACAATTAGTAATAGAATATGAAAAAGGATATTCTATAGACAATCAATTACCATCTTTTCCTTCTTATTGGCCTTTAGGTTTTGTAAATACAGAATATTGTGAAGGACAATACACAAAAAAAGATAATGAGAATGGAATGGTCAACGTAGAAAATAATTTAAAATGTGGGGAGGTTTATCATAAAATACTCCAATTTCAAGATAAAAAAAAAAAAGAGACATATGATTTTAATTACAAAAAGCATATGGTTTTAATGAAAAAAATGAAAACAGAAATTAAAAAAATGAAATATTTAAAAATGGTTAAGGATATTGCAACTATTGCAAACAATACAACATTAGACGAATCGCGAGATAATATTTTTCAGATTAAAGAACAACTTGATAAAACTCTACAGGATTCCAAAAACCTAGGTGGTAATATATTTACTTTATCAAAAGGACTAGAAACCAATTGTATTATGAATATGAATAATATACTCATGGATTATGGCGTATTTGAAAATCTAGGAGATAAATCAATAAATTGGCAATGTGAAGGAAATAAATCATTAATTAAGATAAATGAATTATATAAAAAAAAAACAAATTTCGAAAATGAAAAAGCTAGTAAAAAACAAAAAGCACTAAATGATGTAAAAAAAGAGTTCGAATCGCAAACTATTACTGATCCACAATTAACAATAAATCAACCGTTTGGTAGAGGTACTAATGGAACCAGGGGATTTAGAGAGATAGTATTACCCGATGAATTTAAAAATACAAATATAATAGAATGGGATGATATAATAGGTTCTTTTGACACAGAATGCATAAATAGCTATAATCCATATTTAAGAAGACATTATTCGAGTTGTGCTGATAGAGATGTAAATGAATCACGATGTTTCTTTCAAGAAAAAGTCGCAAATTTCAATGCAATATCTGATAAAACAGTTGATGCATTTACAAATAAGTATAATAGATTTACAATAAAAAAAAATATTACATTCGATGATAACGAAATACTAGATATAGTAAAAGATAGTGAATTTATTTATATTGGTACACAGGGAAAAGAAGGATTTTATAATACAAATGGGGGGAAAGAAACTAAAATTACAATATCATCGTCAACATTTACTATTTATAAATATATTAGTGACGCATATGAAACAAAACAAGTAGCACCAAATATAGATTCAAAAAATATAGATGATTATATACAATTTTATACTAATTCAACGAATAAAGACAATACAAAATGGGGACAATATTGTCAAGATAAATTCAATAATGAAGAAAAAACAAAAAGAAATATAATTGTAGCTTTACCAAAAAACCGTAGAAATTATGGGTCAATCGATAACCCTATTTTTTTAAATATTACAAATATAAATACTCCAATTAAAATTGCAACAACTGTTAATTATAATAATGGTTTTGGAACAGAGGATAAAATACCCAAGCAATATAATTCGATTTCTACTGAAAATCCATACATACCACAATTAAATTTATTAATACAAGATAAAAAAAAAATAGTAATAAGTATTGTTTGTGATGAAGGTTATGAACTAGAAATAATATCTGTAAAAAAAAATAATTCAATAGATTATCAATACAATAATAGTTATTTATTCCGTGGAATAAGAGAACTTAATTTTGATGATGATATATTATCAATAAAATCTGATGACTCTGAATCAGTAGAACAACATATTATTCAAGGAGGACAAGGTGGGTTGTTTTATTCTTATATAGATGCGAATAATATTATTAATTATTACAATGAAGAATATGATTTTTATATTAAAGCCAATAAAATACTACCATTATATTTTAACAAAAAAATTAAACCCGTATTTTTTACAATACCAATTAATTCAGTAAAAGAAACAAGTAATGATAAAGATTTATTGTCATATAAAACAATATATACACAATACCCCGATTTACACGGATTTTCAACACCAGAAAATTCAAAGCAATTGAAAACAAAATCTGTAAGTTTTAGTTATAAAATAGCAAAATTAATACATTTAGATGTGCCCGAAGAGTATAGAAAATATAGTAGCGTACAGAGTGAAAGAAAATCTATTATGAATAATAATCCTAATGGTTGGATTCCTGTTCAAGATGGACCAAAAGAAAAAACATCTGCTGGATCCATGGTTTGGTTAGAAATGCAATTAAATAAAGTAGGATGGGTATATGGAGTTGTCATTAAAGCTGCTTCAAGGCTTACACCAAACCAATTAAAAAATCAACCCGATAAATATTATATAAAAACAAGCGTAGATGATGATTGGGACGAAAATAATTTTCAATTGTTGGGTTATAAGAATGATAAAGATTTTAGAACAGGAAGCGATTCCACAAATTTAGATTTTTTTAAAATGAATAAAAACAACAGTTTAATTACACAATCAAAACGAAATGAAATTCCAATTTTTTTTAGAAATGGTCCAATTTTATGTTCTAAAATAAGAATATACTTTAAATACAACGGCGACCATTCTATACCATTAACATCATCGTTGCTTGTAAATAATAGTGATATAAGTATATCAGACCGGTTTACAGAGGCAAATGTAAAAACTAGTATGGATAGCGTTGATACATTTTATTCAAATAAATTAGAAGAATTTAATAATGAAACATATGTCGAGTTTACAGATTTTAAAAAATACAATAAATATTTTTATAGATTTAAATCTATAGAGGGTCTACAAAATCATCCTAATAAATATGGAAAACAAATTTGGGTAGAATATGAAAATTCGAATTCTTCGAAAAAAGAAAAACTTGTATGGGAAATATCACCATCACAAATATCGGAGTTTGATTTCATATGGATTCATAGTGTAGCTGAATATAAAAAAAAATATATGGACACAAAAAAAACAATTATAAATCCTATTAAAAATTTATATTTAGATATTAGTGCAAATGATTTGAATATTAATAAAGAAACCATATATGATATATCTAATTCTATATTAAATAGTCGATATCTAATAAAAACACAAAAAAACACAGATAATATTATAGAAATAACTATAGATGATAATGCGAAATTAAAAAATCAATATGTATTGTCGGACCTAGATACAAGAAATTTAAGTATTGGTGAAACAATTACATCTGCTATATACGGCTATCAAAATCAAATTAATAATAATTTTGATATTACAGTTGATGGTATAAATAATATTGATGTATCGGAGGACTTGAAAAAAAATATAAATGCAGATAATAATATTATAACATCAGCGTATATCAGAAGTAATTTAAAGTTGAGCTTTAATCCGAGATGGTATTTACCTGAACAATATATTTCAAATGAAAAAGAAAAAATAGTGGAAACCATTGGTAATACTAAAAATATTATTAAAGTCGTTGTTAGTTGCACTATTATACCTACAAATTTAGATGGAACAGAATTAAAGAGCAGTGCTGGGTCCGGGTATATTGTGAATCTTTTTAGCATAGGTGGGAAAAAACAGGTTAGTCCTGTATATTATAAAAATTCTATAGGGGTAGATTTACATGTAAAAAACAATGAATTTCATGTCCGACAGTTTTTCAATATAGACAATAATGTAGGAGGAAGAAAAAATGATTTAAGTATAAAAACAACTGAATACGGATATGACGTCAGCGGTGTATATGATTTAATGTTTACATTTGAAATAGTATTGCCTACATATACAGATTCTGATGGATCTTGGATTGCACCTGTGGAACCATTTGGTGATAAATTAATATTAAAACAAACTATAAAAATAAAACAAACGAATGTAGAAAGCGCCCAGGGAACATTCACTACATCAACAACAAATACTAATACAATACTAGCAACAGGAGAAGAATTATTTAATGGTCCAATAATATTGAGAAATTCATATGAGGACGCAACTAAAAAATATACTGGAATAATGGGTAATTTCAAGGCGAAGTTTTATAGCGTAGACTATGATTTTTATAATCATTATAATTTAATGAAAAAAGATAGAGATATATTAAAAGAGTTAGCTAGCACAGACAAAACGCCGGATAAAATCGAGTTGGGTAAACGTCAATTAAAAGTAAATGAGTTAAGTAAAATTATAAATAATTATAAAAATGGTACAAGCAATGGAGATATTGACAATTATTTTGATAAAAATAAAAATAAGATATATGGTGGTGATGAAACAATAACTGCAAATAATTATTTATCGGCATCAAGATTATTTATGACTAGAGGACTTACAGATTTTTTCGATTCATCGATAGTAATGGATTCAATCGATAATAAATTTTTTATAAATAGCACTGAATTTCAATCTGAAGTTATTACCATCCCGAGCAGCCATTCAACAGCACATGCGCAAACCTATGGAGCGAGCCCATACTCTGGGGAAACTTGGATGAAAAAAACCAAAAACATTACTAAACATGAGTTAACTGATGATGATTTTGGTGGTGTCGATGTTGGTGCAAAACAAACAACAGACGTTTGGAATAAAATTTATAGTGCAGACAATGTGAAATTGAAAGGTTGGCTTAAATGGAAGAAAACTGAAAGTGGTATTTATGATGGAAATATAAATTCCTTAAAACCATGGTATTTAACAGGAGAAAGCGCTACATATTTACATGAAACACAAACAAATTTCGTTGACACTAATACTAAATTTATTGAAAGAGTTGGGGAGAAAAACAAACAAGGCATCTCGACAGCCAAAACTTCAATTGATTGGAGTATATCCACCTCTAGTAGTAATCCTTGGACAACAAATTCAAGTAATACTCTTACTTTTCATGGTTTATCTATTAACAAAGAGACAGCTGACTTATATTATATGTTACAGATTGGTGATAGTTTGGAACTATCCATAAACGATGCGGAAAAGTTAGATTTAAAAATTATGGGCGGTATTCCTGAATCAACAGCAACAAGTTCAACTACTTTTACAATCCAACCGAGTATTTCAAAGGCTAATTTTAACAAATATTTTGGTGTATATGGTACAAAGAACCGAGTAGAAACTTCTCAGTATTATTTTAAACAGTTGGGGACTGAGTGGGCGTCCGATTCCCAGAGGGACGGAGGTACAACCTGTGCCCATTTCTATACTAACAACCCAATAGGTGGAAAACGGTATTGGTCAGTGGGATATGTCTCATGGACCCCGGCGAACTGGGGACGGCAGGTGTATGCTGTTTATGACGAATATTCCCCATCAAATAACAATTGTTATGATTATTATAAATGGGGCTCCTACAAATATGCGAAATTGAAACTGCCAAGTGGTAGGGGAAGCCGTCAGGGAAACATAGGAAATCTCGCTCCTTATTATGCTTGGAGAGATCAGAAGCCGAGTGCTGCTAGACAAAACGAATTAAGACCAGGAAATTGGACTGTACGACGAACATATAACCATTACGCTGCTACTGATGCCGAATTAGCAGCTCGAAAAGAAAACGCAGCAACTATGCATATAAGTAATACTCCAGTAGATATACCGGGATATAAATTGAAAATAAAATGGACAAGGTTCCTTTATATAAATGCATATGAAAGATCAAATTATTCAACTACGATGATTAATAATGGAAGGGCAGGTTTTTATGAATATGAAGCAGATACCATAACAGGTATATTAGAATTTAAGAGATATTATTATGCCTTACAATTAACCAATAATACAAATAAGATATGGATAGCGGGTCCTTTTTCAACAAGACTAACAATGAAGGGTAATGCGATATCACCATCGAGCTATCAAGATACAGGTGGGAATACTAATTATGACACACATATACCTCCTCGTGGAATAATACCCCATGATTTTTATAGTTCTTTGGAAAGAGATGAAGGTATAATAACATCGGACACACATTTACAGCGTATTTTAGATCAAGATATTTGGTGGCAGTCTGTAAATAAAACAGATTTAAATGGTTCTGAATATTCACGCACAATAACATATGAAAGTAATCAAATTGAATTTGGATTACCATTTACTGATTTTAGTGATTTTAATTATTTGTCTATGCTTCCAATGACATTACCAGCACCTGATACCCCAGAGTACAATAGTATAAAAAATGGAACAAATTATATTGAAGTATTATTTTTAAAAAAAAGACAAAACTCAGGAGATAAATTTATGTGGGGTAAAATAGAAGCATTTCGAAATGGTAATAAATATTATACAAAAAATGATTCAAAGGGTGCATCCTTTACAAAAGATTCAATAATGACAAAATCGACTGAACCAGAGATTTTATATGATAAGAAACCAACTTTACCAACAACAACACCGAATGGTAATGAATGGAATTTAAATATATTCCATCCAGTTGGATTACTACAAAGTGAACAACAAAATCAGAACACTCTTTTATATTTATTTAAAAATGTAGATTCGGGGCGTATATATTGGCGTATTAAACCATATGACAATCAAAATTTTATGAGTTTCGAAGCAGGAGCTGCAGGTGCGTATTCAGGAATAAATTATGATTGGACACCACAATGGAAAAGATTAACAGGAAATGAAATATTAAAACGACTCGAAAAAGGGTTCTTTCATATATATCGTAATCAAGAGTTTAAATCTATAAGTGGTGCTAATAATAAAAGTGATATAATAATAAGAAAAAATGCAGATTTGTTTTATGAATCTGATTATGAATCCATAAATTTGGGTCCTAATTATATTACACTTGAATCAGCAAATCTTATAAACAAACAGGGTATTACATCTGATTACACAGCTTGGAATATCGGTCCTATTGATTATTTTGTTATTAGGGCGCCCGAGCTATATTTTGGGAAGCCAAGCTTGGCAACATTGGCGCTAAGAAAAAAAGAAATAACGATACCTGAATTCGAAGATTATGATACACCATTTCCTGTTCAGGATACTTTGCCAGTGAAATCATTTCTAAGATCTGATACATTCATGTTAAACGATGTGTATGTAGTTCAAGACAATGGAACATTTGAACGTGGAAAAGTAATAAAAAATACAGGAACATATGATTGGATGAATAATTGGATTGGAAAATATACAATAGAATATTATAACGATATTACTACAGAAACAGATGTTGTACAAAATAGAATTAAAGTTCAAAATTATTTACATGTTAATATGACAACTACTCCTACTAAATATTTTAATTTAAATATGGGTAGTATAACTATTGATCAAACTAAACTAACAGCACATAAAAATATGATGCTAGATGCGACAAAGAAATATACAGAATATATTTTGGATTCTACATCATTAGATACTTCTAGTTTTATTACGGAATACGAATATTATAATAAAATATTTTTAGAAAAAACTGATTCTCCATCTACATTAGTAAAAGATTCCACCACCAAGTTTGGTCCTCACCGCGAGCTGAATAGCTCGAGCGATTTTTTTGGAGGCAAAGATATTCCAACTGATTTTATGGAAAAAGAGTTGTCCAATCGAGTATCAGATAATACTAAATGGTTATCCAAAAACAATGATTGGTCGATATTTTGGGAACCAGTTAGATTATTACAAATTCAGGTAGGAAGTAAATATTATTACGCCTTAAATTTTAGTATGGGAAATAATAATAGTGGAAATGTATGGATTACCCAACAAAATGGTTCTTCCACAACGTTAACTATGAGTCAGGTAGTAGATCAATATAAAGATTCTATATGGGAATCACAAAAAAGACCAGAGTTCACAACCCACTACAATTTTGCATCTGGTGCAACAACAGAAACATTTATCCCCAATAACGATAGTCCACCAGACAGAATGGTTTTTTTTAAAAGAAGAAGAGGAAATCAGAAAAATTATGTTGGTAAAATACAATTATATCATAATGATGGCATTCCTATTGGTATACTTAATAGTAATAAATGGTTATTGAATGTTTGGGAAGGAAAATGGGACTCTGATGTTTTGGATATTAATTTGAAAGATCAAACTCGTGGCGAAGTTGATTTATATCCACAAAGAATTTATAGAATTGTGGTTAAAAATAAAAATTCGGAATATATGTATACAGCTCAATCGCCAATACCGACAAATTGGAGTGGCAAAAACAATTTTTTAGTGGCGGATATAGTATATAAACAGTTAGAATTATACGAAATATATGAAAAATTTCCAATATTATTAGGAGAACGTACTCCTGCGGAACGGTGGCAAAATCAAAATAGTATTTTTGGTAATGCTATACCGGGAGTAGAGAATCCCGACGTATTCATGGGAGGATGGATATCCAACCCGGTTTCTGCAACCGACACATTTAAACAACTAACGGACGTCGAAAAAACAAATTTTCCTTGGGACACTACAAAAGAAAAGAAATACACATTGGATTATATTTATTTTAATAGTATATTCCATAAATTTAAATTTACTAACGAAAAATTTGAAGATTCAATTAATAAAAATTTAAATAATACTATTAAATTTAATATTACTAAACCCAGAATTAGTTTTACTGGTATGAATAATATATATAATTATTACAAAACTATATATAAAAAACAATATGATAAGTTAAATATAGACAGTTCAATCGCTGGTAATAAAGCAAATAATCAAATAAATAAATTATTAACCTCTGCAAATGAAATAAATATACAAACACAACCTGAGAATATAGAAAATTATCTTTATAAAGGATATCCTGTATTAATAAATGATGAAAAAGACAATAATGCTGTAAGAAGTGGTAGACTTTTAATTGGTAAAGGCAAGGAGTTGGGTTCTATGAATGCATCAGCCAAAATAAATGATCTAAAAAAAAGTGATATTAAAAATATATTTGAAAAAACAAATACTAATGAATTTGATACAGGAAATACTATTTGGATAGGAGGAGATACTACTCTATTTACACCATTTAACGCTGCATTATCTAACCCACATTACATTACTACATTTCAAAATGTTAAATATAAAGGCTTTAATATTGATATTAGATTAAATACACGATCTATCATTGAAGAATATCATTTTTATTCAAGTGATAATGACGGTAAATACATGCCTAGTTCATGGAAGTTATTTGCGAATATGGATAGTAATTGGTTTGATAAAGAAATGGACTTTGAAGAGGGTGTTTATGGTGATCATACATTAAATGGTTCGAATAGTAAAGAAAAAGGGTGGATAAAATTTCGAACATATGTCTTGAACTATTCTAAGGCAAAATATTCATTAAATACAAGAGTAAATATTGCTGATACAGGAAATGACATGGATAGTTTATTTTTTGTAGGAGGTACAGATAAAAGCGATTTTTATGATGATTTAACTAGATATAATATGGGAGATATTATAGCTGCTAGTGGAACAAGTGGAAATACAGTACCCATTAAAATAAAATTAACAAAAGAAACATATATAAATAACATTGAAACTTTGGAAATATTGTCCACATTTATAGAAAAATTTAAAATAGAAGCAAAACGTAGTGAAAGTAATTTTGTATTTGACGAAAGAGATGACTATAAAGGTTGGAGATTAATACACGATATTAATGACATACCAGTTGCTGATTATTTTAATCCAGCAAAAGATCAAGTAGTTCAACAATCAAAATGGTTAAAAAATTTAGTTCCTATTAATATTGTAGAAAGCCAAGGCGAGGGTTATATAGATTTTCGTTTATCAATAGATCAAATTACAAAGGGTAATAAATTAAAATTACAATATATTCGATTTTTCGGAACTCCAGAACCTACTATTTTAAATAAAGAAATACAATTATGTGGAGAGGGGGGGGATCCAGGTGGTAATCATATGACTTCTAATATTTCAGATAATGGAGAACAGATTTGGAAAAACACTAAAAATACTTGGTCCTTTTATGGAAAGTATACCACTTATAATTCACGATTGACACCATTAGATAAACATATTGGCGGTTTATATGATATTGAAAATTTGCATTTAAGAGAAACTTCTTACACCGAAGAAATTTTATCAAATGGACAATTAGAAAAATATTATGGAGAATGGGTAGAATTAATTCCAGATTCTAATAAAAAAAAAGTCGTAATAACTAAAATAATAATAATTACACCACCCGATAATATTAGAGAGCAAACCTTTTCGAAAGATTGTATAAAAAATTTTAGATTACATGGTAGTAATGATGAATCACCAAAAAAGTGGTTCAGAATATATGATTATAAAAATATAGATCCCAATGATTATACATCAGGTGAAGTTGTTATAAATATACCACAAAAAGAAATATTAAATCAAAAAAATGGATGGAAATATGTGCGTTTAACGATAAATAAAACACAAGCAGGCAATAGTGGTGCGTTAATAATATATAAAATTAAATATTATGGATACAAAGATTATATAGAGGATTGGTCAACAGATGTCGCCAAAATAGATAATTCAGAAAAAATATTGATTGTAAATACTGAAAAAGAAAAAGAGTGGAGAGATTTACCACATATCAATGAGTTATCTTATTTCTGGCCAAAATTATACATTCGTATGTTAGGAGATATTACAAAACCGTATAAATTAATAGCAAATAATATAGAAACTACTCCGGAATTTAATTATTATGATAATGGTATAAAAGGTGTTTCATTTACGCCGAATAGTGTAAATTTTGATACATTTGATGCTGAAACTATAAATTGGAAAAGAACAAGATATGATATAGAAGATATAAATGTATTTTTGTCTCCGTTGCGAAATTTAGAAAATGGTTTAACCGATGATAGGGATATTATAACAAAAAAAGATGCCACTTTGAGTTTTAGTAATAACAGACCTCAATTGGGGGGTAATTTAAAACAAGGATTGAATTATTCTGATGCTGATGGCGGACACGGATTAACCAATTATAAAAATGATTTTACTGGTGATTTTGTGCATAGTCGAGATGGTTATGAAGATGTTCATATATATGATGTTCCTTATGAAGAACGTCTTCATTTTCCAGAAACACCACCAGCAACAACAGCAACAACAGCAACAGCAACAACAGCAACAACAGCAACAGCAACAACAGCAGCACTTACTCTACCGGATAAATTATATTTTACAGCAACCAATAGTGATTCAGCAACCAATAGTGATTCAGCAAATTATCATATATTATTAACTCCAAATCAGCAAAATAATTTTACCTCTCCACCAGCTAATAATTTTACTTTAAGGTCTCCTGTTTTTTCGGTTAATTCTTATTTCCAGCATCCGATGGATGCACTCATAGTTATATCAAACTCAAGACGTACGGCACATTTATTATTGTATTTTACTATTCCTGCATTTGGCAATTCTTTAGATCTTCCTAATGGTTGGACAACTGGTAAGGGAAAAACAACATTATATATTAACAATGCATCGAATCAAAATATAGAAATATTTGAAGTTCAAATATATAAATCAGATACCATGCCATACACACTTCCGCCCGGCATCACGATGTCTACAACTGAAACCAATAATATATATATAAAAGTTGTTAGGCGATTGGCGAATGCGGCGAGTCAAAGAATCACTAATTCTATAACGAGAGGATTTCGAGCAATAACAAGTGCACCATTAAAAAAAAATAACACAATGTTGTCGAATGATACAGACACAAATTATTGGAAAGTTGCAACAAAACTAGATGGAACGGAATATATGCAATTAAATTTGAGATGTCCAGCGCGCATTTTGGGAATAAAAATATTAGGTGGTAGTGGGATTAATAGAGGAAAATATGTTAATAAATTTAAAGTAAAAGTTAGCACAAACAATAAAGATTGGGATGATCAATTGTTTATAACATTTTTATCAACAAATACGAATGAAATGACATATAATGGAGGAACAACCGCTACTGATACGTTAAAATATTTCAATTACGAAAAATTTGTTGGTTATGTTAGGATATATGTTTTTGGTTTTACTAATGAACCAATTATAAGAGCTGGTTTAATAATAAATAAATATTCAAAAATATTGTTAAATCAGTTCAATGAATATCCCACTATGCATATTGATTATGCTTATCCGGTGAAAATTCCTGCTGGTTCACAAATTACTCATACACAAAATATTAATGGTTATATAGGTAGAGGAGATGAAACAAATAACGATGCGTCATTAGATTCAAATAATGGTGTTAAATTTTCAAAAGACCCATCTGTAAAATTAACAATAACTAATCCTTCCGGTATTTCAAAAGAATGTAATTATGTTTTATTGGATATGTTGGATAATCATTGGTTAGGTGGCGTAATTATACAACCGGGAAAAACAGAACCAGATTCTAATATAGGAGATGTTTATGTAAAGACAAGCACAAATAATCTAGATTGGGTAGAACAAAAATGGTGTAAATTTAATGATAAAATAAGTATTTGGTTAAATAGTGGAAAATCAATTTTTGAAGGCGGAACACATATAACCTATTCGGGGGCTGAAAAAAATCGTAGATATTATTTACCCTTTGATAACTGGAATTTTGTTCGATATGTAAAAATATATATTGTTGATAAAGATGCTGCTGAAAACACTACGATAAGATGTGGTGTTGCTATATCACCGAATGATGGCTATGTTTCATATGAAAGTGCCCAAAAAAAATTGTGGTGGTCAATGGATGATAGTATAATAGACGAATATGCTGCACCTAGCAATATAATAAAAAAATTAGGTTGGAGTGGTTATATGAATGATTGGGCGACAGCACCTACTAAAGGAAAAGAACACGATTTTTTAGGTTTAACATCTGGAAATAAAGATTTGTATCATGGAAAATACATGAAACGTAAATTTAAATTATGGTCAACTAAAAACGTTAAATGTGAAAATAAAGAGGAAATAGTATCTGGTAAAGTTTTTTTACCACAATGGGCTGAAGTAGTAGATACAGCTAATGCTATACAAATTGGTGAAAGAGGATGGAACAAATTTAAGGATTATGTGGATAATAATTATGGAAGATTACCAACAGAAGAGGAAGCGCGCGATATAATTTTTTATAATCAAGATATTTTTATACCATTTTTTAATTCTGATACTGATGATAATAACAGTGCCAGTTGGATGAATGTTGGTTTTAATAATATAAATAAAGGAAAAACATATTTTGAGATAAATAAATCGGTTGCCGCAAGTGCCACAAGTATACCAAATGCAAATACCAGATATTTTGTTTATATTAAAAATCCAGTGAATAGACGTGAAGAGAGTGATAATTTACAATTTCAAAACGAATATTTTAGTCCTGTTCTAGAAAAAAATATAACATTTAAATATGAAAAAGATGAATTGGTTGATGCATTGCCGTTGTATAGTGCTAATTGTAGACTTTTTTATCAATCAGAAATAAATAATTTTACTAGAAAATTTATCGATCAGTCAAATGAAATACTAGCCACTAATATTAGTGGATTTGATAATCTAAATAAGTATGATGATACTGTTTTTAATTACGCCCAAAATTGTGATATATATTATGATTTTAAACAAGAAAAAGTATTAAATGGTATATTTATAAAAGGTCCAATTGATGCAATAACATATGGTCCTGAAAAAATAATTGGATTATGTAAAAATGATAGGACAATATTGACAGATGCGGTAATAATCAGCGATTGGTCAACTAGTGGAACAACGGTGTTTGAGTTAGATGAATCAGGTTCAAAATCCAATAGATACAATAAATTGGGAACCTCTTCTATATGGACAAGAACAAATCAATATCATTATATAAAGTTTGAAACACCTATTGTGTGTCGTCATTTCAAGTTAAAATGTATAAAAGGAACACGTTCGCTAAGATTTTCAGGCATATTTTTTGAATTTAAAGACAAATTAGAAAAGGATACTACAAGAAAGAAATATTATTCGATAGATATTCCAAAAGTATTTGATGCGAACAAAGAAAAAATACAATATAAATTAAAAAGTTATATTGAAGTAAAAAAAGATAAAGAATTTGATATTGAAGATTTAACTTATTTTCCTTTGGGTTGGACAAGTGAAGTTACAGTAGATACATTTCCTAATTGTATAATAGATTTAAAAGTTTTTTTAGAAAAACAATATCCTACAAGCGCCTTATTTTCGAAGTCTTTTAATAAATTTATTGATTCTTCGACATATGATTTGTCTAACACTTTATTAACTTCTGGAGAGAAATTGGAAAAAGATTTATTGCCTAGTTATCATCAATATTTATCTACTTTTTTAAGGAATGAAAACACGGATGTAAATTTAATAAACATTAAGAAAAATATAATAGACATATCATTTAATGGAGATGGAACGACACCAGATTTTACAACAAAACAAACAAATAAATTTCAATATATGTTTGATAAAAAACAAGAATTAATAACTTCAAATTCTGTAATAAATATAAAATCTGATATTTTGGGAAGCCCAAACATAAAAACTATAGAAATTCACGGAAACGGTGGTGAATATTTCAAAGATGAAACATATACCGGTATAAAAAAGATACAACAAAATAAAGAATTTTACAGCGATAGATATAATTTTAAACAGGATGATATATTAAAATACCAACATTTATCAAATTGGTCTAATGATACATATACTAATATAATGCATCAAATGAATATTAAATTTAACAATTGGCCAAATAAAAATAATGATGACGATGGTAGCCCGTTGCCTTATTTTTATCTGATAAATAATAATTCAATAGGTATTAAATGGGGGACATTGGATTCAATTACCCCATTTGAAAGTATAATATATAATATTTTTTACTATGATGGTGAAAATTTAAATAAAATAATTGAATCAATAAGTGTAGATTTTAAAGCAAAAGAGCATAATTTTTGGAAATCCGGTATTTATATGATTGAAGCTGTCTGTCAATTTGATTCAGACGATACTAAATATCACATTGGTTTTAACAAGCCAATAGAATTTGTACAGGAATGGGATGGTGTTGCAATATCTTCACTAGGAGTTGGCGCCGTCCAAAAGTTATCATGGAGTAGGAAAAGTGAAAATATTAATCGAAAAAGTATTATAATAAATGGCGAAGTAAATATAATTAATAAAATTGAATATATAATATATGAGATAGCTAGTGGTTCAAAAAATAAAATTTTATCAAAATCATTCGATATAAATAAAAAAGTAATACAAATTGACCCATACGAAAATTCCAATGCTAAACAAAAAGCAGAATTTATAATAGAAGCTAAATATAAAAATGATAATACAAGTGTATTTAATCTTGGATATTCAAATGTATTTATTTGGGAAGTAAAAGGTTATACAATTAATTTAGATTTTAAAAACAATAGCATTCTTTCACGTTTACAAGTCGGAGCAAAATTAAAAGTTAATGCGGATACATCTGAAGAAAATATAGAAGTTAAATTATATCATTTAACATTTCAAAAAGAATATCCTGTTGACAGGTGGGTAACATACGACACGACAAATAAATATGCATTTGATAATATTCCCCTCGGAGAGGTTGAAATATGGATTCGACATAAATTTAACGATACGAAATATTATAAAGGGATTGAAAAGTCAGGATTGAGTGGTTCGCCGATCAGCGTATGGGATAAAAAAGAAGGGAGGACTGGAAAAAATAAAATTATAAGAAGTGAAACCCGAACTGAGTGGTCCGATATAAAATTAATAAATACATATAGTATTGAAAAATCTATGCAAAACACCATACAAACAATTAATATGTCAAACAAAAAGCTTTTAGATAATAATAATTATAAATTTGATATTGAAAATGTAAGTCAAGTCGATTGGCTACCAGAATCAAATTCTTTGGATTTAATATTTCAGCAACTAACAACAAGGGCTGGAGGATACACATTAGAGTATTATTTAATTGATAAAACTACTGAAAAGTGTATAGCTAGCGAAACGGAAGAATATGAAAAAGACAATACGAAATATAAAAGATTTATAGATTTAACGGAAGATACTCCTGTTGAAATAGTGTGTTTAATTAAAAGGGGTGAAATAGAGAAATATTATGAATTTCGTCGATGGGGTAATAATTTGAATATTAAAGATAAAAGAAAAAAATTAACGATAATGTATAATTATAAACTTTATAGCGAAGAATACAAAGTAAAAAAAAAATTTTTAATTGATTATCAAACCCCCGGTTCCGTTGGAAGAGAGAATCAATGGAACGACTTTAAAGGAGAAATGAAAAAGATACGTGGTGTTAGTACGAATACATTTCCACAATATAAAAATGACAGCGGAACAAGCAATCAACATTTGGTAATTAGTCTCCGAGCAGGATTATATGATAATAGACAAAAAAATAATCAAAGTATGTATTATTTGGGAGAGAACGAAAAACTTAATTCCCCCAGATTTACCATTATATCATATGATGATAAGGCTCTAAACAACACCTGGGATGAGTTTGATAGCGGGTCAGGTTCTATATTGAAGTATGAAGATAATTTAATTATATATATTGAATCATTTAAAAAATTTACACTAACCCAATTATCATTTTTTGTAAACTTTATGGGTTTTAAATATATTGATGGTTCCACGCCAAAAACACATGATAACATTGAATTATTAAAAAAAATAGAATTGAATATCTGGAAAAATGATTTTTTAAAAACAGACAAAAATAGTTATGACAATGCTATTGGTCAACTTGAAGATATTAAGATAGATATATCATCTAATTTGTGGGATATTTCAATGAAACACGCATATGAAACTATAGAAACCCAGAAAAATACTATTGAAGGGGAAAAAACTGTCGCGAAGAGAAATTGGGAATCTGCTGTTAACGAGTTGAATGATTATGTTAATGGGGGTAATAGTCGTCGTATTGTAATAGATAATGATGAACTAGATGCAATAGATAATGATATAATAGAGACAACACAAAATACACGATTCTTGCACGCTATTGCAGCAGCATTAATATCAACAGTATCATCAGTAACAAATAAAATTGGAACTGTTTCAAAATATGTTTCAGACGCAACCTTAAACCTGGCGAAGTCTGCTGCTGCTGCATTAGCTGCGAAAGAAGCAGAAAAAAAAAAAAAAGAGGAGGAAAAACGTAAAGAAGAGGAAGAGGAGAAAGCACGTAAAGAAAAAATTAAACAAGCGGAAGCTGAAGCGGAGAATGAAAGAAAAAAACAAGAGGAAGAAATTGCACGATTGTTATTGGAACGTGCTAAAGCAGTGAAAGATTTTTTACCAACAGGTACAACTCCCGTAGATGCAACAGAGAGTCAGGTTGAATTAGCAGAAGAAGCTCAATTAACTGCTTTAGCACAAGAGGAAGAAAAACTGGCGGCTCAAAAGGCACGTCAACTGTTAGCGAAAAAAGCGAAAGAAGAAGCTGAAGCGGCAGCACTTGAGCAACAACAGAGAAAAGAGGAAATAAACAGATTGAATGATGTTGTAAAAGCAAAGAGTAAGATATATTTAGATAAAAGAGTTGAATTTGATAAAAAAATGGAGGAGATTGAAATAATAAATAATGAACGAGATAATCTTAAAAGTCGATTAGTAAATAATTTGATAATGTATGTAAAAAATCTTAATAATTTGGAAAAATATATGAAATATAATATAGAATGGACTGGAAGTGATAGTGAAAATCAAAAAGTGATCACGGACATGGAAAAGACCTTTTTAAAGAATCAACTGTATTTATTTTTTATAAATACTCAGGATAGTTCCGATCACCTAAATAATTTTACTAAATTAAAGTTTGCCTATGATATTTCTAAAGCCGCTTATTATTCAGACTCGCCGAGAATCGCAAAAAAAGAAACTGAAATGAATGCTGCTAAAACAGCGTACAATAAAATTTTAAGTAATATAAATACATTTATTTCAAACGAAACAAACATACTTTCTAATGCTAATAAAGATAAGATTGCTAAGTATCAACAACATATTGAAACCGCTTTGACTAATATAAAAACTAAAAAACAAAAATTACTTATTAAACCTAATAATACGTCCGGGTTATATGAACTAGGAAACGAAAGTAAAGAAGATTATAACTATACAATAACTGTTAATGATTGGTATACACGCGAACATGTATTTGAAGGATTGTTTGAAATTGATACATATCAAACGACTGATTGGTATAAAAATGGTGATGTTAATGCAAGTGAAGCTAGTGAAAATAGACAAAGAGAACAAAATATGAGTTTAATTATTACTATCCCACCAGTAATTGATTTTACGGCGGATTATGGTTATTGGAAAAATGCATATACTATAAAGGATGATTCGATAGTAGATAAATTAAAAAATGAATCATTTAATATGGACCTCACTTCTAATGATTTATCGGATGAGAGTTTATTTAAAATTATACCAAAGGACTTACTGCCCAGCGATTGGAAATGGATTAATCCGGAAAAAATAACAGAATTTGGAAGTTATTCGGAGTGGGGTGGTAAAAAAAAAACTTTTACTAAAATTGGTTCAAATGTTTATTCAATGCTTGTAATGATTAAATCTCAAACAAATAAGGATGAATTAAAATACGAAAAAATAGGCAATGTAAAAAATAATGACGGATATTTATATTTTCAGAATATTAAAGTAGGAGATTATTTATTGGTTTTAAATAGAATAGATTTTTTGGGCGAAATAAATACAGTAATGAATATGGATATATCAGGATTAAATCATGTTTACGGTAAAAAAACAAGTAAAGAAAAAATAGTAATGATACCAAAATTTGAGGCTTGGCCATTTAAAAATATCTTTGTGGATGATGATGGGTATATAAATTGGTCAAATCAAGAATTTTTTGATAGAAAAAATATAAAATTGTTTTGGACTATTCGATGTAAATTTAAGAATTCGTTTTTAACAAAAAGAAACATTCGTAAAAATCAAAATTGGATAAAAGAAAAAAACGGAGGCGGTACATACGAACCGCATTATGAAGAAATTAAAGACGAAACTAATAATATAGTAAATAAACCATTATGGTTTACTATTTATGAAAAAAACAAATATGTGGAATATCGAGGCGGGAAAAAATTTGAATTTAATACAACAGATGGAGTTAGTATCGTGGAAAATCTTTCAGGAGAAAACTATATCCATAAAGAATCTTCGCCTTGGGTTACAAAAGACAAAAGTAATAAATTTGAATTTAAAGATACTGGTATACAAGAAAATTTAACTGAAATAAAATTTGGATTGCATGTTTGGTCCCCCGAGTTTGGTATGTTATGGGCAGGGTGGCATAATGATAATGGTTCATCAACCGAATCGAATAAAATTCGCGGTAAGGTATATTATTTAAATGCTGGTAAGGAAAAAATACCATTATCGAATGTATCCGTAATTTTATTGGAAATAGATGAGTTAAAAACCTTTGGGGAAATAAACGGTGTCAGGGACAATAATTTTACTGGTGCTAAATTTGGTGTCAAATCTGACTTACAAAATGGTTTACCTGAATTTTTAAAGGACGGAAACGGCAGTATTGTCGAACGCGAATTTACAACAGATAAAGATGGTTATTTTTCATTTAGGTCAAATCATACAAGTTTTCAAATAAAATTAATAAAATCATCTTTTGTAGAAAATCGGGTAGAACAAATTTATTATAGAACAAATTTAACTCCAAATTCGAATAATAATGAATTCATAGAAATTGAAGGTCTAAGACTGGACCCAATATTTAATTCTTGGTCTAGAAATAAATCAGAACCAATAAATTTAGTCCAGATAGGAAATACTTATACTATGAATGCGCCTACTAGGTCATTATTTGACTTGGGTTTTTCATTTATTCCAAAATTATTAGTAGGAACAAAAGATAAACTAGCAGACCCATATAAGTGGGACCAGGCAAAAGAATATAAATATACAGGTGATGAATGGGGGTATAAAGAGAACGGTGAAAAAAAACAAAAATTAAATGTGGATATAATAAATACGATTAAAGGGTTTAATAAATTAAATGAAATTGTTCCGACATCAAGAATAGAAGATGCCAGTACATATAAGTTTTTGGGATTAAAAGATGGCACTTATAGAATAGATGGTACTTACCTTAATAAGAGTTCTAATCCACCGGTTAATTATTTATTATATGGATTGAAGTATAAATGGGAATCGATGTGGGATAATAAAAAAATTAAAAACGCAATAAATAATATAAGAGACGGATTTGAACAACCAAAACATAGAATGAAATTAAAATGGTCTGGTTGGAAATGTGAATTAAAATATAAATTAAATTTCTATAATACAGTGTTAAAACAACCGAAAACATTATCTGGACATGTACCAGACATTGATTGGGTTAACCGAAGCGGCGAACAAAAAAATAAGCATTTATGCAAAGTTATTTGTAGAGACAATGTAACACAAGAATTAGTTCGCGGTATATATGATCCCACAAAAAAACTTTATTTTATTAGAACATCATTGGGCGTTAACCAAATTGTAGTTGAAAAAAAACAATGGTATATTAAAAGGGAGAGGAGAGAAACATTTGAGAGAAATATACTAGAAGAAACAGGAACACAAGAAATTATTTTTAACCCAATCATAAATTTAAAATTGAATTTGAAATATAAAGCTGTAGAAAAAGAGTTAGAAATTTTAAATTACGATAGTTTTGAAGCCACGAAGAATAAATATACAGATATTCCAGTTAAAAATATTGATTCGGATAGCAAGGCGAATGGTTTAACTTTAGATTTCGAAATAAATGATAATACGATTAAACCCGGAACACTTAGTATTAATAAACCCGGAACGGGATATTCTTGGTATGATCAAATTACAATTGATAAAAATTCACACGATAATATAGACGGAAAAATAGAATTAGGATTTAAGACAAAATTTATAACAAAAACATTAATAAATTATAATATTTCGATTAATAATAATGATAAAGAAATAACAAAAAATAGCGATGATATTGGAAGTGATCGTTATTTGTTATTTCAAAATGTTGTTCCTGGATTTATAACAATAGATTGGGGAAAAAATAATTTTTTAAATGAAAATAAAAAAAATTCAATAAAAATTAATATTTTATACTCAGATTTGCAGAAACAATCAATAGACTCAGACATTACCGTTATTATAAATAGGGATGCCAATTTATTCAAACTATTGGATTCTCAAAAATATGAAACACTTCCCACAAAAGCGGAGGGGGGGGAAAGCGAAGTAGGCGGAACAACATGGAATACCTTTTTTAATAAAAAATCGTGGAATATAAAAAAATATGGAACTACAGAACAAAATTCTGATGTTTTAAGTGAATCATTTGAAATACAACCAACAACGGCGAAATGGAATAGAGATATACAAGGCGGTCCAGGAAATATAAAAAGTATTTATAACACTCTTTATTGGGATACTGAAACAGATAATGAAAGAAAAGAATTGAATATAGCTAATATATATTATAAAATTTATAAAGTAAATGATATTAGTAAGCCAGATGAACGCATTGATATTACAAATAATGTATATAACAAAAATATTTTTAGTAATGATAAATATAATAATAATAATAGAAATATGAAAGGTCGCATAAACGTATATAATTTAGATGGTAATACTACAAGTATTAATAAAAATAATTATCAAATACAAGCATTATATGATACGGTAGATTATGGTACAATAGACATGGGCTATAGTTTTATACAACCAATAGATAAATCTAAGTTTATAAAAGGACAAATGTATTCAATAAAAAATATTAAAATGGATAAAATTTATTTAAAAAATTATGAAATTTGGATTAAGAGTATTAATGATGATGAAAAATCATTAAAAGATGATAATTGGGAACATAAATTTAATGTGGAAAGCGCAAATTATTTTACATTTGAACTTAGACCTGGTAAATATGAAGCTAAAATAACAAAAAATTTGTTTATGAATAATAAGCCAAAAAGCAAGACTATAAAATTTACTGTTAATGAAAATAACTACAATGAAAATAACGACAATGAAAATGATACTTCATATATATACGGTGTAAACAATGATATATATGAAGAGCGATTTCTATTAGAACCCGCATTAAAAGATTGGAATTTAATTACTGATAGTGAGAGAAAAATAAAAAGGGGTCCAACAAAAATAGAATCAGAGTTTAATTACATTAAATGGGATGTCGATATTCCGCTTATGCAAAATGAAAAAATAACATACTATTTAACTTATGCTGGTATATCCGTTGCTACGGATACTTGGGAACATCCAGAACTTCAAGATTTTACAAATTTAGATTTAAGTTATAATGAAAATGTTATTGAAATGACATTTAGTGTTAATAAAAGTATATATAAAAATAGTGAAATAAATATATATTTACCGGGATTTTCGGGAACCCCATTTAATGATATACAAGATGTAAAAAGTGATACAAATATGTTTGGTTTAACTTATTCTAGACCCCAGGGTACGTGGAATTGGAAGGATAGTTCATTCAATGACGACTCAACGCCAATAAGATATAGAAAACAAACAAAGGGTTATCAATTGGGTGCATCTAAATATTATTTTACTTTTATAAATAATTATGTCTTAGAATCAAAAAATGATGATGGTGAATTAATAAAATATTTTATTAGTGTTAGTCGAAAAAATAATCAGGGTATTCAATTGCCAAAAACAGTAGACACGAGTGGCAATCCATTGGAATTACCCCTAGGTCCTCCAGGGTCGACAAAATGGCTGGATACTGGTATAAAATATATTAAACCCCCCAAGGTGATAACTAGAGCGCAAAGGGATATATCATTTACAATATTACAGGATGAAATGTATACTGTTCATGCAATATATGATGTAGTTAGTGATAATGGTATGGAATTATATTCTGGCGAATCAGATATTTTACCTATATATTTTGATGACAAGAAAACAACTATAACACTTCAAACAGATGGTTATGATTTTGATATAGGCAACAAAGCAACGAAGATTGCAGAAAAAAAAGCGGCTTATAAAGCAATAGGTACGCCGGATATTTCGTGTGCAATTTATACTGAGGATATAAAAAAAACAAAGACGGATTCTAGTGGTTCATTTGTTCTAAGAATCCCTCCCGGTAATTATCGATTAACGATACAGGCTAATGAGGCTAATGATTTTCCAATTAAAATAGGAAACTCAGCTAAAAATGTTATAATAAACAGTTCTGAATTTTCTGAATTGAATATGAATAAACCTAATGTAAAAACAATTGATATTACAGATAAAGTATCTAATGCTTTACCTGGATGGAATTTTATAGAAACGAATAAAATTGAAACATTAGGGTCATCTATTTATTGGTCTGAACCAACTAGTGAGTCTGAACCAACTATTGATATATTAAACTCCGAATCCTATGACATATTTTATAGATTATACAAATATGACAATAATAAACAACGCCCTACTAATAAAGATAAAACAGAAATGGATAATTGGATTGAAGAAATAAGATATAATAGAGGGGATATTAATGATATATATGATAAGAAAGGTTTTACGGGTTTTGCAGAAGGGTTTTATAGTTTAAGAATTTTATATAAATATAAAAATAATTCTCTAACATTTGTATCAAATTATTCAAATGTCGTGTTGGTGCAACCTTTTTCACCGCAATGTGATATTAAAAATATATATGTTCCCACGACATATCTTAAAGATAATAAAAATGTTAATGTGCTTGATATAAATTGGTTAGGAAGAAATAAAATTAAAATAACAATTCCAAAAAAACAATTAGATATGATGTATACTGGTTTTAAAAATTTATGTAAATCTCAACTCAGTGGAAATACTAGACTTATAGGTGAAAGATGGATTTTAACAAACATTTATATTTATATTAGAGGACCATCTAATAACGTTAGAATAAAACAAATTGAAAAATATGCTATATTTTATAATACTGGTGCCAAAGTTGGAATAATACCTACACCGAGCACTGATAACAAAAAAAATTATTTAAAAGATAATGAATGGGACAGGTGGTTGACAAAGAAAGATAATTTCGATGATAGATGGGAGTTTACAAATAGTAATCCGATATATGTATATAATATATATGATACCGATCGCGATTTAAATGTTGGTCCCAACAATACATATAAAAACAAAGAATCTTGGCCGTGGTCTCGGGGAGAATTAACAAAATGCGAACTGACATTAGATGACTTACAAAATGGTTTATATCAAATTTCGTGGGGTTATGAATTTTATCATGAAACAACAACAGCGAGTGTTACAGGAACTAATGAAGATAAATTGGATGATAAATTATTTGTAGGTTATGATGAAAACAGCACATCGTCAAGATTATATGGAGTGGTAAGTGAAAATAATAATTTATACAATATCGATTGGGATTCGACAACAGAAAATAGTGATATTCTCAGATATGAAATGATAAATGTCCCATCTTATTATATTCCTGAAAAACCGGTAGTAACTTATATCCCAAAAAATGTGGATAGTGCAAACAAATATGATCCAGATGAGGAATATTTAATTGTCGATATTTCTAATATAGTTAGAGGGGAACGTGTATTTGATGGTATTAATAATAGTTTAACAACATCAGTAAATAATAATACATTAGACCCATATTATATATTTAATTTTAAAATACATTCTTGGAAACCGGGTGATTGGTCTTGGTATAATAAACCCGAATCTTATTTTGACGAAAAAGGCAAATTTAAGAATAAATTTAGTGATGATAATATTGGTCCAGCAAAAAATGTTAAAATATATACTTCTTCAACTGAGGGTGAAATAAATATAAATCCAAATGGAATATGGAGTTGTGGTTCTTTGCGAAATACAGTAGAACCTCAAGCACAGTTAAAAATAAAAAACCCATATGATGGTGAATATAATTTTATTTGGGGGTATGATTATATAACATCTTCTGGTGAAACCTATGAACCGGAGATAGATGTATATACATCTATAAACACAAATGAATTAAAATTATTACTTCCTACCACTGGTGCATCGGTTGTTCGTTCGCATTATTTGCCAGAAAAAATAGAAATAGAATATATTAAAGGCACTGATGAAATAACATATAAGTTATCAAAAGAATCATTGTATCATTTAAAAAATAATTTAAAAAAAAAATATTATCAATTGGAAAATGTATATTTAATATATTTATTACCTGATAAAGATACTGATTTAGTTGATATTAATGAACAGGATATTAATGAACAGGATAATAATATGTTTAAAACAAAATTTCAAGAGTTGTTGAGTAGTAAAATTGATAAGCAATCAATACCACCAACATCAGAATTTATAAAAAATTTGCCAACCACCGTATCTACAAATGTAGTTAAAATGGACTTACAAAAGGAAAATAAAAAAAATTGGATAAAAACAACAGATGATATAGATGACTTAGCGAGTATATCGAAGAAATTTACATTCCCCTGGATTAGAGGCACCAACCGAACCTGGTGTGGATGCTGGTATTATACGGCAAAAAAAGTAAAAACCTTTAACTCGGAAAGTGTATCATTGGTTCCTACAAACGGTGAAGTAAAATATTTTCATAGATTTACTATAAATAACACTATAAATAACACTGTGAATATTGATGAAAAATATATTAATTTTAAAACAATAGATTATAGAGATTCGGGATATTTCGAGTTATATTTACCAATACATCCAATAGTAATTAATTATAATGACTTATATAAAGATGCTAATGATAGTATAAAAGATATTATTACATTACAAATACCTACAAATGGTAAAAAGGCACTAGAAAACATGATGGCACGGTTTCATAATACCATCAATCCTTATAATTTCGACGAATTTGGTGCAAGTATAGATTATATATTTTATTATTGGACAGATAAGGCAAAATCACCATTAAATAATACTGCCACAGAAAATCAGAAAAATAATATGTTTAGTGCTACAAATAGATTGGTTATTCCTGGACCAAAATATCCGAATACATTAAAATTTAAAAAAACAAAGAATGACCACATATTGCCAAATAAAGATGAATTCATATTGGATGTATCTACTATAAAATTTACTAAAACATTTATAGGTATTTGGACATATAAATTAAAGGCGTCGGGGTTTATGTCAGGACAACATATTAGTGCACACACCGGATATAATATGTTTACACCTAGTATATATTCATTGAAAAATAATATTATCAAGTATCCTTTTCCTTCGGACGGAGTAAATGAAAACATTTATTCAATAACTGAGATTTTTAGATTTTATATCCCAAAGGTCTTGGAGCCATTTTATTTTAAACAGACCAATATATTATATTTAAAAATAAAAAATATCGATATTAATATGTTTTATAAAAATATGGAACGTAATTATAATAGCGATGATATAATAATAAAAAATATATTACTGTATACTTGGTCTCAGGATGATTTTAATAATATAAAAAAAGCTAATAATGATGGTAAAGGTGATAAATTTTATGAAAAACTTTTTAATAAAAATCCGATTTCTAAATATCAGTGGGGTAAAAGAGAAAAAATAATTAATGTTGAATTTCAAGTTAACAATTCACAAAATGGAAAAACAAGAGCGTGTTGGTTATATGAATTTGAATATACCGATTTAGATAAAAAAAGAACATTATTTTCTATTGACAACTTATTTAAAGTTAATAATGGCGAAACTATAAATTTAGATAATGATGTTAGATTGTATGGACATGATAATTTGAATAAACTTAATGAAATAAAGAAGAATGATGAATTATTAAAATTAAAAGATTTTTATAAAAATGTCTTTACCAATAGTGTGGAAATTATAAATACAGAGCGATTTATACCAAGATATTTTATTCATACACCAAGAACTCCATTGATATATAAATATGATTGTAAAATGAATATTTTAACTATTACTATTGAACCGAGTGAAATAACTAAATTAAAAACAATACTAATGACATCTTTTTTTAATGAAGTTGTTGATAAGATTAAAGTAAAATATGAATTGTATGAAATAGCTCCATTACAAAGAAAGACAAAGGCAGGAGGGAATAAATTAACCAAACAAGAATTATCAAATTATATGAAATTGATATTTAATTATTTCGATTATGATTTGTCAAAATCAAAGAATTATTTATCTAGCACGGAGGGATTGGAAGATATTGATATAATTATTAATAAATACGATGTGATAGAATTAAGAGACGATGATGATAAAGATAGTGGATTCTTTCCAAAATCTACTGGTTGGAGTTTACCATATACAAAAGATAAGGAAAAAGAGGGTGCGTGGAGTTATTTTTGGACATACAAAATTGTAGCTGAATCGGATTCTAATTCTGTTTATTTTTCTCCAAATAGCGAGTATAAATATGAACCATTATTGCCGCCTAGACCAATTTTATATAAACATAAAAAAGGACAAATGGATAATTATAAAAGTAATGTAAATTATTCAAATTTATTTTTTGGATATGTTGATTTTGGGCGACCGGTATTTAATATGCAGGATTATATAACTACGATTAATTTAACTACCTTGCCATTTGAATATTTTGAACCGCAATTTTTAAAAATATATAATGAGCCTCTGCTATTTAATGGTATACCGAAGACAATAGATTTTATAAATATAACATTTCCGCGAAAACAGTTTTTAGATTTACAAGATGATATTTTTGTAAAATTTATAGCTCCTGAGATGGATAGATGGAAAGTGCAAAAAGAAAAAGCAGAAAAAAGAAACGCATATTTAAGTGTTAAAAAGAACGGAGATTTAGAATATTATGCATTTTCAAAATATATAAAAATACATGTGTATCTTTATAATATATTTGATAATATTGATATTATCAATGATAATGATTTTTTAGATAAAATGGTAAACGAAGAAAATAGAAGAAGTCATATCGTGTTAACATTGGATAAAATTTTAATGTCGGAAGAATTTACATTAGAAAAACAAGAGATAGAAAATAAAACATTGATGAAATTGTGGAAAACTAAAAATAAAGAACCATCGATAAAAAATATACTTTCCGATGAAGAAAAAAAAACAAGAGAAGAAACATATCAAAACAAAATAAAAAAACACGAAGAATGGGAACATCAAGGATGGGGATGTTTTTATAATTATAATATAGATTTGGATTTAGAAATATTTAATGAGATAAATGCTATTGAAGCAGCGGAAGCGGCGGCAAAAGAAGCTGCAATACAAAAAACATTAGCATTAATAAGTCGTGCGGAAAAAGTAAAAGATTTTTTACCAACGGGTATTACCCCTAAAACGGCATCAATGGTGAATATTGAAGCAGCCGAAGCAAATAAAAAAGAAGCTGAGAAAGAAGAAGAAGCACCAGCGGTAGAACAGGTATACGATAAAAAGGATAATGTTATACCACAAACAGATAAGGCTCCAGCGGTAGCACAGGTGGACGATAAAAAGGATGATGTTATACCACAAACAGATAAGGCTCCAGTAAATAATAATGAAAATAAATATCAAGAATTATTAATTAGTAATACAAGTGCATTTAATAGTAGCTCTCGGTTTAGAGCTATTGATACTTTTGTTCCACAAAGTCCTCTTGTAGGATATACTCCGGTTCAGACGGCACCATCATCTTATCAACTAACCCCTGAAACAATAGTTTTAGTAAAACAACCTTCTTTGAAAAAAAAAATAAATACAATTAAATATTATCAAAATTATTGTCCTATTACTGTCGAACCAAAAATATCTATTTTGCCTTATAAAATGACAGTATATAAGTCGTTTTTCAATGAATCACAAATATGTAAAATAGGCAATAGGGTTATATGTTCAAATAATGTCCCAATACATATAAAAAAGATTTCTCAGGGTTCTATTAATACAAAAAAAATGCGATATAGTAATTTAATGAAAATGAATAAAAAACAAATAAGTAATGTTATAAAAAGTAATACTAAATTAGAAATAAATAATAATAATAATAATAATACAAATAAAGAAGAAAGAAACACAATATTAATATATGAAAACAATAAAGAATATATAAAGAAACAAAATAAATCGATAAAGGATAAAATAACCAGAGATGAAAATAAGTTTTGTTAATATATATTTTATTTTAATTATATATATTAACGATGTCGAAAAAGTTAGATTGTTATAATATTAACATAATTGATGTCCCGAATAATTGTCCAACGCAAGTATATGGTTGGTGTAATATTAGAAAAATTAATAATGATTATTATTATTTTATAGATAAACGTATAATCGATTTGGATGACTACAATGATACCGAATACAAATTATTTCAATTTGTTCTACCGGATGCATCTAGTGTCAGTAATCCATTTATTAAAAAAATACTATGTATTTATAGTAGTGAGAGTGGTAATTCGGACAACAAATATTTTAAATTAAAAATAATAAAAACAAATAATACATACAAATCGATAAAAAATGGAGGCAAAGGAGGTGATATAGAAATTGATATAGGCGAATTTAACCCAAATGATAAATGGTATGAGTTTTATAAAAAAGATGACTCTGACGATTTTACAATTACATTATTTTCTAAACCACGACTGTATAAAAAAAATCAAGAGAAAATTTCTATAAGCGATCCTATTAAGGAAGATGTTTATCCCATATATTTTAAAACAAAAATTAATTTTAATGCAAATGGTGTCGTAAAAAAATATATATATTTTTATCCATTAATTCCTCCAAAAAACAAAATTAAATGTTCAATAGAAGTTGACGATACATTTGGTGAAAACGGTGGAAACCATATAGAATTGGACAATGAAGAATTAATAATAAATACTGGAGACTTTAACTATATAACAAAAAAAAACCCTATTGCTTTTACATATGGCGCTTTAAGCGACGAACCCTTTAGATTAAAATTGAAAGTAAATGGTGGGGAAGAGGGATTTAATAATCTAGAAATATTTTCTGTTGTTAATATTTCTTATATAAGATTTAAGTTAAATTATAGTAGTAGTTCGTTTCAGACTTGTTTACATCCCGGAACAAAAAAGGTTGTTAAAAGCATTAATGAAATAAATAGTTGGAGTGAAGAATACGATAAATATAAACCTTTAACGTTGGGACAAAATTTTAATACTATTATAATGAATAAAGACTCTGATTGGGAATATTTAATATCTGAGATAATGCCGTTTGGATATATAGATGAAAAAGGAAATATAAATTATAATACTATAAAAGAACCTGTAAAGATAACAATAAAAAGCAGTAATGAGAAAGTATTAAAATCTATTACAAAATTTATAATACCCAGCAATACAACTAAAGATTTAAGATTACAAAGGTTTGGTGATCCTAGGGATTATTTAAATGAAGCGTGCTTAATTAAATTAAAATGCTTGGGATTTGGTATAACAGAATTATCATTTGAAATAGAAAATAGTAATAATGGTGAAAAATATCTTGAAATAAATAAAATACTGTTATGCAGTGTTGGTTTGAAGATAGATAGAGCAAATTTTTTATTGAATAGTTCAATAAAAGATATGGGCAATATTTCTTTAGAACCTTTTTGTGATAGTATATATGATAAATGGATTGCAAACAAAATATGTGAACACGATTATTGGAAAATAAACGATATAAATGGAAAAACAATTAAAGATTATCAAGAATATAATGAAATCATAAATGAATATTTAGAAGAGGATATAATGATGAAACCTGAGACGGATATATCATTAAATATGCAAAACAATATACAAGATATAAGTGCTGAGATTCATATTAGTGTATTAAATATCGCGGATAAAGAGAACATTGATATTGGTGAAAGAAAATGTATTTTAAATAAAAATAATCCCATGTGTAATTTTAATATTATCACTAAAGGTAATAATAGAAAAGATATTAATATGAATATTATATTTTTAGTAAATAGTTATATTAAGTTGCCTAATTATTTAAAACATTTTTCTACATTTACAGCAAATACTAAAACTTTTAGAGATATTTATCCAAAAAAAAATACAATAAATATAAAAAAATATAAATGGCCTGCAAAGCAAATATTAGATATATCTGCAAATTTAAATTCTTTTTTTCCATATAATAATGGAATGAATATTGATGATATAAATGATAAACAATATATGTATAAATCGAATAATGGTCCAGAAATATTGTTTTGTAAACAGGAAAAAAGTTATGGTTGGAAACGAGAAAATATATATGAAACAAAAAATATGTATAATCCGCTAAACGATAAGAATAACCCTAGTACAATAATTTATAATATAGAGAAATTTATTATTGATAAAATAGACGATGTAGCGAATGATTCTTGTGGATTATTTTATGGTAAAAATATTATTAAAAATAATAAAACCACCTTTGACAAAAATTTTTGGGCGAAAAAAAATATAAATTTAGATTTTTATATAAATATAAAACACCCGATAAAAAGAAGTATATCACATAGAATAGACAATAAAAGAAATATTAACACCCCAATAAAAACAATAAATGATTTTCTATCTAATGAAGACACGCGTCCAAAAAATGTAATAATTAAATTATATTTAAAAGCCAATAAATTAGATTTATATTGTTTTGGTGAAAACATAGCCGTGGG